CCTAGATAAACACCACCTCCATCCTTATACCGCATCTGAGATTGCCGTCTCTGCCTAGCCTCTCGCTCTTGAGCTAACCTGATATTAGTACGAGTGCCTTGCTCTGACGCCATCCCTGAGAATACGTTCCTTGCCAACCCTAAGACACCGCCGATGCCTGACATTACAGTACCCACGACATTAGCTGTCTTAACCCCGGTGGATAAATCACCGTATCCCTCGCTTCTCATACGCCCTATACCACGACCCATCTGGGTAAACCTAGATCCTATATCATCAGCGCCATAATAAGGTATGGTGGTAAAGTCAAAAACATCCGTACTGCCAGACTCGTCAACCTTCTTATTGCTGTCAACGATAGCGTTCAAATCACTTGTATCAATGGTATTAATATCAGGCTGCTGAATATCAAATCCTATCCGGGTAGACGAAACCAGAGGTTCCACTCCAAGACCCTGAAGACCAACAATATTACCAGGCATGACAGGATCAACTTCCCCAGCATCTTGATATTTAGGTATCTTCCTTTTAATTACATACTTTCCCATATATCAAATTATTTCGTTCTGATACAAAGATAGTTTAAAAAATACAGACTCACCATTTGACAATGATGAGTCTCTTTAATACTAATCCTTTAAAGACATAACAGGATTACCCCATTTCTTTTTCCACTCATGACCAAGATAATCTATGAGTTTATCATAAGTATCTATAAAACCACCATCTATAACCCCGGTGATAACATTCTCTACAGCTACTATGTCGTTTAACTGATTCTTTGTAGCCGTATTCCTTATCCCACTCTCATGCTTGTTAAAGACGATAAAATTAATAGCCTTAGCTACCCTTGATATCTTATCAGACAACTGACCCTTGTCACTAACCAACCTGGCGACAGCCGAACTCATCTTGATATAAGCCTCACCAGCGGCATTCCTGTCTTCTATGAATCCATCGTGCAACCATATTATCACCTTGGCGTATATCTCTGGATCCAATTCCAATGCTACCATAACAAAAAAATACGGATTTACATACCATTTCTGACCCTCCCCCTTTCCTCTTCGGTAAGCCATTCCGTATTTTTTGAGATCGGTTATCTTATTGATTTTCAATTCATGGTTTTGTACCGTAAGATTTCTTACAGTACATATATCATTAATACTCAGCTCCCTAACAAGAGCTTTCATCTTTTCCTGAAATCCATTAGTAGCAAACAAATGATCAAGCCTTCTAGACTCCAACCCCATAGATTTACGTTTTTCATTCAAGGCTTCCATAACTTCCGTTATGCATACAAACCCGTCCTTGGACATAACAGAAATGTTCCTACCTAATAATTCCCTACTCTCTGATGATAAAATCAAATTACTTTTCATACCTTTACTAAAAGTTTTAAATTAATAAATGCGCCTATCCGCTCGTGATGAGTAGATAGGCGCACAAATATAAATAATACTAATATAATTACAAAATATAATTAACTATATTACAGATAATAATACCTTGTAATTTTAATTCATCGCAAGATAGTTACAGCAACTAGATCCTTTTTACAAATAACGAACCTATTGCTTTCACTAGGTCATAGAATCCAGCAGCGCTAAGCCCGACTGCCACCCCATACAACAGAGCTTCCCACCATTCACTACCTACCAACAACGGGGATACCTGAAGGAACCAAGCCAAGATACATGTCAACATCCCAATAGCCACAGCCGATAAAATCTTAGCCCACTTATGGGTGTCGATATACGGCACTACCTTAGCTAGCTGAGTGGCTGACATCGTGACGAAAGCCATAATACCGGTAAAGGTAGTCAGATCAATAGTAATAGACCCTTCTGATGGGATTACCTCTTGCGCCATCAAAGCGAATGGCGTCAATAACATAGCAAATAAAAACAACAATCTTTTCATATCTAAAACGTTTAATAATTTAACAAATATAGCATTAATTCTGGGTTCTGCTCATACCTTTTATATTCAGCATCAACCCCGGTATCATGTTAAGCACCAACTGCCTTTTCGCCTGTTCCTTACGCATACGCTCGGCCTCCGCTATCTGCGCCTCTGATTGAGGATCATTCTTAATATTATTAGCGATGTCCTCTATAGCTTTCTTGTTAGCGCCGGATTGAGCTAGCATCTTATATAACAGGTCTTGACCTTCCTTCTCCCACCAGCTATCCATGGCAGGATGGGAAGCCAAAGAAGGAGCGGCGGGGGCTACCGTCTCAGGCACGGGCTGCTGGCCTCCGTCTCCCGTACCAGAATCCCGCTGCCCGAACTCGTATCTCATTGGCTCGTTCTCCGGGACACCGTATCTGTTGGAGAACATATCGGCGAACTCAAACCGCTTCTCGTTTCTTAATGTCGATCCAAGGGGTCTTCCGTATCCTTGATTCCATGCCACGGTAGCGTCCTTATAATTCGTGGCGTTATCAAAATCAGCCTTCGAATACATATAGTAATTATATATATTGCCTTGAGCGTCCTTATCAAAGAACTTGCCTTGGTTCATGTAGTTCCAGCCTAGCCCCGGTACACGACCTTGATACTCATCCACAAGATAATCCAGTTGTTGGGTCAATGTCGGTTTTTTACCATACCTACGCTGTAGCTCTTTCTTCCTCGGTCCAAGCCATTGCTGGATACCAAAGTCACCAGCGGCTCCTAGGGCTTCGGTGTCCCCTCCGGACTCGGCGGCGATGTTCGACAGGATGCCGATAGCTTGCGTTTGTGGTATCCCCTTCTTTTCTGTCAGATAGTCCCATATCTCATCATATACAGCCATCTTACTATCCTCTGATCTACGAGGGTCAACAACATATTTCCCATCCCCATAAGCTCTACCTGTGTTTACTGAACCCCCCTTATTCATTTTATTCTTATCCTCATCACCAGATGATATCGCATCATAACTTTTATACATAAGACCTGATATGATAGGGTACATCAAAGCTTTTCTTACATCATCATAGCTCATCTCACCCTTGTTTAAGGCATTTATATACTCACCTGAATAATCACTATTTATCTCCCCTAAAAGACTCTTTATGTCATCATCAGAAATATTCTTGATTATATCTCTCATTTTATCATCTCCATAGACTTTCTCTATGTCATCCATTGTAGATTCATAACCTCTAAGTTTCTCCATCAAGAATTGCAACTCCGTATTAGTGGCCGACTTTTCCCATATATGATTAGCATTATCCATAAAATCATCATAATTCAATGTCTTATAGATCGAATCTATAGTCTTATCAGCAGGTTTTGTCAATCCATGTCTAAATGTCTTTCCAAAAGTATTATCTATATACTGTCCTATCCTATGCCTAGTCTCATGAATCATAGTAGTTAATTTCTGGTTGTAAGGAAGATTGGCATCTATCAACATCTTGTCGCCATCTTTCATGTGAACACCACTAATAACATGGCCGTTCATGCTTAAACCATCAACAAAATCAAAATCATATGTATCAGGTTTCTTTATCATATTCTTAACCCCATCAAGTATAGATTCCCTATTATCATAAGATTTCTTTGAATTAGCATAATTTATCCACCTATTCCACGCCGCTTCCTGATCCTCTATACCATAATCAGATAACATTCTATCCAACTCAAACCTTAAAGGGGTATTCTTTTCAGGAATAACTACACTCCCGTCCTTCCCCTTCATTTTTTTGATAAAATCTTTATCCTCTTCAAGCAACATCCCGCTTTTATAAGGACGCCTAACATTTTTACCCAACTCATCCATCATCCTCTCAAACCTAGGATAAAAGCCTCTTTCGAAAAATAAGTTAGATGTCAATTTAAAGTCATTTTTATCCGCATCAACCACATCACCATGCGTAACACCATCAGATAATTTGTTATGATAATATACAGGTTTTTCGGGAGGCTCCGATATACGTATAGCCTTTACCCTCCCATCAAGCTTCCTTGCCTTGCTTGCATACGAGGCCGCCCCTCCAACAACAGGAAGAAAACCCAAAGAAGCCAATATCAGCCCTATCTTATCCTTATCCTCTATAGCGGTAGCCATGTCTGATACATCGGAAGCTACATCCAGCCCTGGGACAAATCCACTTATAACAGGCGTTAAAGGATCTTGATAAGGCTTTGTGTCATACATTGTATTCATATTTATTCCGGAGCCTCCTACACTCGTATTATCCTTTGAAGCTATATACCCACCATCATATTTCTTCTCTAACTTATTCTTGGACATGATAGCATTACGGATAAGAGCATCCCTTCCACTCTCTTGGATAGGGCTATAGTCCTTAAACGATCCTCTCTCCTCAAACTTATCACCTATAGCGTCTAATGTCTTAGTGACTATATTGACCGGGAACTCTTGATCATTACTATAAAAATCATATACATCGTAAACACCTAACCTTCCATCCGGACGTCTATAAATAGTAAAATTACCAAACCCTGATAACGGGGTAAGATCACCAGCAGCTTCGGGGTAAAAATCATACTCAGAAAAAACCGTAGGCTTTCCGGATCTTACCGAATTACGATTCTTCTCAAATATATCTACCCATTCTCTAGACTTTTTCAAAAGCTTCAGCCTACCATAAGCATCATCTGTAGCCGGCTTATCAGAGCCATATATTTCTTGCTCCGTATCACGAATCTTTTTATCTAACCTCTTTATCTCATCCTTAGTGTCACGATTGAACATCTTCTCAATATCAGTAATGACATTATCAGGAATCCTTATCTCCTTGCTATTTCCATCAAGACTATTAGGCTGGGATAAGAATCTACCCCATAGCTGTTCGCTATATTCATCAACATTAGCTTTGCCATTTCTTCCGTATATAAATTCCTTAACCTTATCGGGAAGACTGGCATTTGAGGCTACCACATCAGGCGTTACATTCTTATACAACCTCCTTCTTACGGCGTTACCTATGATGTCTTTTAAATACAAAGCTCTATCAGATACATCTTGTCTTACATACATAGGATCATTACCAGTAGGACCTCCTTCGGCTTTCCGCTCAATTTTCTCTCCCCATAACCCATATTTCTCCCTAGGCCATATGCCGTCTATGGCATCCACATAACCAACGGGATGCTCCCCGTCTAGACGCCGGTTCCGTCGCTCGTCCGCAGGGTACAGGGCGTTGGCCAACGGCTGCGTGATATAACCCAATCCCTTATCTTTGGATCTCGACATAGCGTCCACCACAGTCTGATATATAGGTCTTAATTTCTCAGGCAAATACAATCCCGCCTCATCAACCAGCTCGCCTATCTTCTTATTTATACCCCTAATGCTGAAATTATAATTACCCATGCCATTATTCAACGGAGACAACGCACCTCTTATCCCATTCATACCCTTAACAGCAGCTCCTCCACTAAGGATATCAAACTCCGGGGATACGTTCTTTAAAGGATCATCATTCATACCCCTAAAATACATGGGACGCTCACCTCTTACAACACGATCAAGATCTTCCTTATACAAATCCTTTATCCATGAAGGGATTTCCTCTTTCTTATCTTTCTTAGCCATAAATCACGTTTTCTACAAAGATATACATAATCGGATGCAGGATAAAACAATAGGCGGGTACATGATTCATATCACCTACCCTCCTACACCCTCAATGCATATGATAAGCCGCCAGAGCTTTCTTGGCCAAATCCCTCGACTTATACTTCGCCGGCCATAACTTTCCAGTTTTGTTACTAACCACCCTCCAATCACTTCCTACTTTCTTGATGCACCCCGATTTAGGGCACTTGCCTGAGTTCTTGGTAACCTTCCTTTTTTGAATCATAACATTAAATTTTTGTTACGGTTATATTATAATTACTCGAATTTATTACTACTTGTTTCAACTCAATATTCGAAAAATCAACCATAACCAAGGATATATTACCATACAAAAAATTAGTTATAACATCACTTGTAAAAGCGGCTACATCGCCACCCATTTCGACTTTATAATACACATACATATGCTGTTTATTAATAATACAGCTTTTTATCTTATCGAAACCTTCCTTGGTAGTATTTTTCTTAAAATCAATTCCTTCTAAAATATAACTTGAGATATCCACTCCAGAAGAACCTATCTCCTTATAAGTCCCATCATCCATCAAGGCCTTATCACCCTTACCTTTCATCTTAAGATGAAGTTGATTATCAAAATCTATATCATCTTCAGTATTTTTCAAAGAATTTACAAGAACTATCTCGGAATCATTTGATGCAGCAACATTTGAATTAGAATGAATATATCTGACACTTAGATTAGGATAAACAGAAATAGATATATCCATAAGTCCCATACCAAGAATGGTATTTGAACCGCTGATGTAAATAGTGATACAATCATTCCTTTGATCATTAAAAACCATCAAATCATTGATAAGAAATTCACCTACCAATTCCACAAAAGAATCGCTAGGTTTTATCATCCTGATATTAGACGTAGGGTTACTACCAAACAACGATTTTATAGTATTATACTGATCTTGGGTTAAAGTAGAAGGTTGATTGGACGCTAGATGAAAAACAATATCTAAAAACGCGTTCTCAATATCACCCCTAGCTTGCACCTCCTTATATTTCCCATTATCCATCAAAGCCTTGGTCCCTGTACCGGCCGTAGAGAAGTTGATGCCCCTGTTATCTCCGACTGGGTCACCACCAATCGTTAAGGATATGTCCTTAGTTTGGTTAGATACCGATTGTACGGTATGACTGGTGACAATGGACGTATGGGTAAGGTCGCTGGATATATTGATCATTACATGATAAGATACAATGACCCCAGCTCCCGTATTGCATCCAGAGCGCAACATGGCTTGAATATTCCCGGATGAATCCTTAATTAATATCAAGTCCCCAACCCCATACGTCGATGATGCTCCGGATAAAAGATATTGAATTGGTATATCAACCTCACATTTAGAAGCTATTATATCATATTTCGCTTTGGTAAGGGTAAATTCCTTATCAAAGCCCAAATTAAATAATATAGTTCTAAAATCATCCTCGCTATCGAGATTATCGCCCAAGAAGCCCGGCTCATGAACATCTATATCCTGCCATGTGCCGTCACCACGAAGAAAGGCTGTACGCTTCTCCGCGGCGGGAGCCGGCACCAATCCCGCAGCGCCAGCCCCGGACGCCGTGGCACCAACCATATCCTTGACCTTATCAAGCCTGCTGTCTATTTGATTACCATCATACTTACCTTGAAAATCTTCCATATAAACAAATTATTAAAATTTATTGTATTTCAATATTAAATAAAACAAATTGTCAATCACAATATTCATTGTGATAAAAATCAACCAGTTTCAACGGAAATCAAACCATAACTGATATCATTTGAAAGTATAAAAGGGGAATGATAAACACCCTCCCCTATATGTTAATAAATCAAGGTGATTATATGCCTTTTTACACTAAAATCGTAAAATGGTATATATCTATACAGAAATCCGTACCGGGTTCCACCAAAACCCTCTACCTTCTGGTAAGGTACTTACATCGAAGGCTTCTTTTGCCGATTTTCTGATGATGTTAAAAGCACCATTGATATCGGCGTTAATAATACTACCGGAAGATGTTTTGAACAATCCTCGTTTGACACGTCTTCCGGCATATTTATCATGCTTACAAATCTGCTCGTTATCCAAGAAACTACATTTTGAGGTATAGGATTCCTCAACGATCTTAACATTAATACCCTCAAGTGTAGCTTTATATGATATCATTGAGATAAACATATTAAAAGGGATAGATACAAAGTTCTGGTTGTTTCGCTTTCCGATATTGATCTCTTGTTTCCAGCATTTGTTGTGACCGATTACGATCGTATTAATGCCATTGGAGACTACATGATTAATCAATACCCTACTAGCTTTATGCAGATAATCCTTGATCTTGTTATTCCTTTTGTTGGTTAACGATCTTATTTGTCTTGATACTTGTTTATTACCTTTTAATTTAGATTTTAAATATGCTAATCTTTTATTATAATACTGGTTGATAGATTTTAGAGGCTTACCGTTGATGATAAAGCAAGAACCGGTATTTGATACACAAGACGCTAAATTGTTAAGTCCAAGATCAATACCAAGATAATTTCCGTTATCATACATAAGACCTTTCTCTTTCTTATTATACACAATCTCAAACATAATATATCCATTCTTAGGGATAAACCTAAGTTGTTGGACATTTTGTTTATTAGTCCTTATGGTAAAAGAGAATTGTTTTGGTAACTTAATAATACCTTGTTTTATCCATTTCTGAGAAAAGGCTGTTGTCGGGAAAACAGCCATAAACATCCCATCTTTATCAAGATACTTAGGTATTCTTACTTTCTCAGAATACTCACCTCTACCCTTCTTGTTAAGAAGATTGAAGAAGGATTTGAAATTCTGGTCGACCATCATCAATACCTGTTGGGCTACAGATGATGGTAAAGCACGATAGTCTACATCGTTTTCTGTTCTTAGCTTCTTTTCAAGAGAATAGTAGTTGAGGTATTTATATTTAACGGTATTATCATCATTATACTGGAAATAATATTGACGAACGACATATAACCCTTTGTTGTATAAGTTTTTACACTTATGCAACAGGTCTTGAAGCTCATTGTAATATACCGAGCTTCGCTTGATTATATGTTGTTCGACTAATCTCATGACATATATATATAGATTATTATTTATACATAAAAATAATTCGGTACATTTGTGGTGTAAAGTTGTATATAATCACCTAAATCAATAAACTTTCTCCTCATTGCTAAACCATCTTACTATCATCTTGAACCGGCTCTCAATGTCATTCACGAACCTTGCCAAGAACCAATCGCCACGAAGACGATCACGCCACCTCCGGTGATAATCGACAGCCCTAGGGTCGATCTTCCGGTCAATATCATTCACGTCCTTGATCCATACCGGGAGGTTATTAGTATCGTCTTTGACCTCGTTAAAATAGTCATTTATATTTATCTTCTGATCAACCTCCGTCACCAGTATCTCACGGCTATCGTCATTGGTTACAGGATACCTTAACCGCTGGCTCATATCGTTCTTGTCGGCGATAACCATCCGAAGCTCACCGCTGTTGTTGGTATCATTATAAAACCATGCCTTATTAAATCCAGTAGTCCTAAGAATTTGGTAATTAACCTCATCCTGATATCTTCTGGCATCCATCCGATATTGGTAGTTCGTGAGGATCTTATTCACATACTGCTCACGTACCGGAACCTCTATAACAAACGGATATAGCTTACCATAAAATACTTGATACGATTGGTTGGTCAAACCATGAGACCATAAACCTATCTCCTGACTTTCACTTGAGTAGTTCTTTCCGGACTGGAAATAATGCTGGTGCTCGATATAATAATCAGGGGTGTAGGATAAATATGATTTCCACTCACCCTTCAGGCAGTTATACCCAACGGTGAACGAGACGTCCGTGAAATGGCTGGTGTCCTGCAACTCCACCGCCTGTCCGTTCCTGTAGAACCGGCCGCCACGGAATTGGTACTCGCTCGGATTCCCTACCGGTATATAATCTTTCTTGGTTATCAGAACCCTCTTAAACCTATTATCCCAACCCATGGACAGACCTATACCAAAGAACTTGTTATCGATATCATAATAAGACAGCTCAGCATCCGTATCGGCGTTATATATCCGGCTACGGATGATCTTCATCTGAAGATGCTCCTTAAACCAGTTTCTAAGACCCGGTGTGACCTCCGTGAGATTCCTTCCGTTAGAATCTACCTTAAACACCTGACCACGTCTTAAATCGACCCAGAAATGCCCGAACTCACAACTGATCATATCCCGGCTCTGGGTCCCGGAATATCCTAACGTCGTATTATTATACTCAATTCCACGAGACGCGAAAAGCCCACCTGTCCCTAGTTCACTATTCTCCGGGGATATTCTTTCCGCCAGCACGTCTATAGCATTATATAGTCCTACCTGATTCTCGAAGCGAGCTAGTATCTGATCCGACTCTATTCCCTTCATGCTTATAAGCTTCCCGAACGAGGTCTTGAACTCATGGTAATCCATAGGCTTGTACGACAGCCAAGGATCGGTCATGCCGTTCTCCGACACGTCGGCGGTGCTCCATATGACGCCGTTGGGTCTTTGGTAAGCGCAGTCCCAAAAATTGCTATCATACGTCTCTGGTAATGACCTTCCGCCTAGCGTAAAACGATTCTTGTACACAGGACTCATCTTAAACACATTATCCCTTGATATAGGGACATTACGCTCTTGGGTCCATGATATATAATCCCCTACTTCTGGATAGAAACCCTCATAAGGCTCAGGCCCAGCTATACGGAAATTACAATTAATCTCAGACTCCACTAGAAACTGAGGTATACCGTAAAAATACAGAAAGAAACGACCACTAAGATACATATCCCCGGTCTTGCAAGCCATCTCATAAGCACTCTTACGGCTAGGGAACGAATATAGCGATCCAGTATCCGTGTCAGTCTTATTAAGATAATCCTCCCCGGTATCATAATTAACAAAATAACGTGGATACCCGATATTCCTATAGTCGTAGTAAGGGAATGGTATCATATCTCCCTGACCAAACTGGGTCAAGTAAAACATAGGCATTTTTCTTTTAAGCGAGAATCTGGATATAAACACATCACCTCCAAAAACAGGTTTACGCTTATCCTCATCCATCAACCCGCAACCACCTAACGATACCCATCTGATATCCTCTATCTGTCCGTATTGAGCTGGAGAATATTTCTTTATCCTCATATAGGGGCAGGATACGAAAGATTCACGTGTCATAAAATGAGGCGTCATACCAGCCACCTCATCGTTACGAATATTACACTCATCCTGAATACGGCTGGTATCATAACTTGAAACCAACTCCGGATATTCAAGCATATACTTATCCATACCAAATGACATGAACAACGAATGCTCACGATCGAGATTATTTACAACTATAGGCTTACCGCCTACTACTTTCCCTTGTGATGAGATATCCGTTACCGGATACAATCCGCTTTTAATATACTTAGCCGTAGATAATCCACGCAACTCTGATGCCCCTGTTTTTTGGTAAAATAGATTATAATGAGCGACAGAAGTATAATAATAAGCGTAATTCCATCTAGGTCCCCTATCTATCAAGGCCGTTAACCACTGATACCTGTACTTCCCTATATCCACGACAGACTGGGAGGTAGCCTTGGCGATACCTGTAGCCAGACGGATAGCCGTCAGCGCTATGCCGACAGGGTTGGCTAAAAAAAACACGCCTCCACCGACATATTGTTGGGACGCCGATTGATATGTATATTCAGCTATAGCGGATATTAAATTAGCCATAGCCTCCACCGTAGCCAATGACGTTGCCATACTATAAGCCTTACTTCCTAATATCGTCCATTTAGGGTGATCCTCCACCTCCCTGAATATACCGGAGGATTTACCTAATTGATAACCATCAACAAGGCACTCAGTGGGAGCATCAGGCTTGTTGAAGGCAATATCAGGGCTTAAGAATGAATACCAGATATTACCCTTCCTGTTAAACGGATGCGTTATAAAATTCTCACGATTAATATCCTTATAGATATACATATCATCAGACAAATCATTGTAAGGATAATTAGGATAAAGGTTAGCCGATCCGTCGGGATCATCGTACTTAAACATATCATAAGCCAGACCGGTACCGATAACGCTCTTATCCAATGTCCTATCGCCCCTATACAACTCATATCCTATTATGGAATCCCTTCTATCCTTATCTATAAGGCCATTCTCTACCGCTATATCCAGAAACTCATTAACGATATCGTCATCAAGCATCACCCCCATAGGATAAATATAGGAGTCAACTCCATATTGACCGGTCAGTTGAGACGGATTACCCATAAAAGGAGCGACAGAGTTATCCGGGAACTTGTAATGACGTATAGGTTTCTGACAAAATGTGGTTGACGTATTGGGGTACTCAGCGTTATCCCCATTACCAGTGAAGTAAGACTTACCCTCAACGGATTTAGGAGACCCATAGTATTTCGTCAAAGAATCTATTATATCCTTCCTCTTCGATCCTCCCGACGATATCCCGATCTTACTTGAATCATACAACTCAAAATTAGCCGGATACTTATTGATAGATTCCCAATAACCAAAATCACCATACTGATAAGGTCTAGGAGCACAATCAGCGGGTTTATCTCCACATGAGATGCATTTCGCCTCATATGTGACAAATCTCCTTAATTTCAGTTCTTTCGTAAAGAAGAATACGTATTTCACCTCCAGTGGCCGAATGCCAAAACAGAACGGGGCAGGGAAAATGGCGGTGCCGGCCGTATAGAATCCTGCAAGTTCCTTCATGTCCTGCCTCATGGCGAAACCGGTGAAGAACACACATACCGCTGGCTCAATACAAACATATATCTTATGGAAAGTAGTCTTGTCATCATTCCAGAACAAGTACTTTGGCATCATAAATATCTTATGATCCACGTAATTCACTATAACACCTTTCTTGGCATCATTAGCCAAAGGATTAGGAGCCACGGTACCTTCCTTATCCGAGAAAAATGTTATACGAACCTTGTTGTATGATGATGAGTCACCGATCGGATAATTATAGTTACCCATCATCTCTATATACATAATACCGTTATCAGGATCGGATAAACCGCTTACGTATTTTTCGTAATCCAACTCCACCCATCTGGCGTATGAGGATACATGTGGATAGAACTTGAAATAAGTCAAGTTGCTTCTACCGAACCAATTGGTCTTGGCGTCAATATCATTCTGCACAGACACACGATCTTCCCAATCAGTAGATATGCCGGTATTGAACTTAGAGTTATCACCATCACCAAAAAGACACATGGCGTTCTCAATACCAAACTGACTCTCATATTGAGGGAAGTACTTTTTCATTGAATCCATCAATATATCAAGCATAGTCTCGGTATGCTTCTTGCCTTCCCACCCATCGCCTTGGAATAAGAACGTACATTTACCCAATGACCTACCTCCTTGGAACGTGGGTAGTTGAACATCATTAATAGTAGGATTCACGTAAGGATCACCTACCGAACACCCATTAGTACATATACCCTCATCATATAACTGCCGGACATTAGACATATCCTGACACAAGACCAAGGCGGAAGAATCTATATCAGACGGGAATTTGTCCTCATCCTGACCATCCAGCCATTCTTGAACCAGATCTATGATATTCTTACCTCCACTGGAGTAATTATCGAAATCACACAATACAGAAAATTTCCTTTGTGACTCGGCGTTACTTTGTATTAAGGTGGTAGGCTCTGTCTCCGTATAATCACTAGCCAACTTATATGTAAAATCAATCCTAGAATCCACCAAAGAGTTTTTATCCAATATAGTCCTGGTCTCTATCCTCTCGATATCATCACATCCACTAGGGAAATCGGGAGCCTTTATACCGTCTTGATCCTCTGGCAATGATATAGCAGCGCATAACTCGTCAGTAATACCTACATTAGATTCTATGATATCACACAAGTTCTCTATATTATCAGCGATATAATCAATAGCATCATCTACCGTAACATCTTCCCCCATCGTGTTGATAACGAATTGGGTCTCTCCTACCGTGGCATATTCCTGCTCTACATATCTGAGTTGCTTAACATCTAGCTGATTCTTGCATTCTCCCCCAAAATCATCAAATCCCCAAGACGGGTCGTTTATGATCTTTGCCGTATTCTTAAACTGCCAAAGATAACGGCGGCTGTTCCCGGCGCACTGCGGGTTGTTCTCCAATACCGAAGCCGCTGATAGGTCTTCAGAGTTGCCGTCCTCATCAACGATAACCTCCATCTCCTCCCTTGTGGCCGGACGAGGGATAAGCGGGAATCTAGCCGTCCTGTATCCTGTATTGGTAAAGAATCTTATACCCAACGGATATACCTCGTCACGCATGAAAGAGGCGTATTTAGAGCAAGCCACACCGTCTTTATATAGATTCTCCGTGGCTATCGATGTCTGCCATTTAACGAAATGACCCAAGAAATTAACGACCGGTTGAAGATTCCATTCATTCTCCACGGTCAAGCCGTATTGAAGAAGACGATTCCCGACAGACGTCATGCCTCTGGCTGTCTTATATACCGGTATTTCCTTGGATAACTTCTCCATGGTCGTACGCTCGCTATACTGATCCGTAAGGTAATAGATGGTCCTTTCCGTTATCGGATGTATACCTTCTATGAAATACTCAAGAACCGGGCTTTGCTCACCATTAAACCCAACCGTGTTCTGTATAACACCTATCTTATAATGAGATACCTGCTTATCTATATTGGATACAGTAAGCCGGATACCCATGTTGGTTGATTTGCCCCATAAGCCATCACGAATGACTATATCCTGACGATCGAATATCATGATAGGATTGGTCAATGAGCAATATCCAGTCTTCTCTATCCCGAACTCATCGCACAACGCCACGCAAAACTGGTAGGTCCCGGCACGCAAGCTCCCCCCGAACTCCACAACCTCAGGCTCCACGCATGGGGCCGTCAGCAGCGGGAATACCAGTAGCTTCTCGCAAGCCAGCCTACACCTCTCTATTGGCTTATCATCCCCACACGTCTTATACCCATGATAATGATACCAAAAATCACCATCCTCATCTGGATTAAGAGCCTTGTCAACCATAACATATCGCTGGGGGTTATATCCATCAGTCCAGTATATCACCTTACCACACTTCTCATCCTTGATCTCTATATCAAAGATCGGGTGATGAATGGAAAAGTTAAGACAAGGGTCATCGGTCCCATCCTCTATCAACACCTCCATCAAATCACATATCTCATCGAAACGACCATCCGACTCCTCAAGCCTCTCGCCAAGGATACGATGAATATCTTTCCCTGATCCCGCTAATTGATCCTCTACGGTCTTGACATAATCCAATGACCTCATGAACGTGATCTTAGAGGTGTTGTTATCAGGATTCACCAGAAAGAAATAAGTGTTATCACCAGCTATATCATTCTTATACCCAATAACCTTATAGCCATCAAATCGCTTACATAAAAGGGTACTAGGCTCGTTCTGGATCTTAAGCTGACTCCCATCGTCACCCTCTATGGTAGCGTTCAAGGCGAAACTGTACTCAGACGGGGATAGGTCCTGTGGATGCTTATCCCTGTTCATCCCGGAATCGGGAACCGCTATATTAGAATTATTTTGCACGATGTTATATTTTTCGCAAATATAGCAAATCCGCCAGATAATCACTTATGTGGCGGATTCTAATAAACTGTACGTATTATGCAAAACATTCAAATCGCACAAAAATAGAAAATCCTTCTGACTCTTACAAGCCAGAAGGAAAATCTAAACACTTTGCAACGTTTACCCCTAATGAAAATACAAAAACATAATAATTATGGATTTTTCCCCATGTAGCTTGATTGCTTGTCGGCGTCCTCTACGGATATGTAGAAGAACCCGTTAGTCACGTATCTCTCATTGACGTCCACAAAATCAGTAGATCCTTTGTCCACCCCTTTCTTCGATCCCTCATCACACACAGCGACCAGACTATTAAAGTCATTGGAATAACCTACGACTACACCGTGCATATCCCGATTTCGAGGATCGAATACGTACCTCATCTTACACCTATCGTAAGCTAACTCTAAAGAGCTTTTGCTTAGCCTCTCATCTAATCCAGCACCCGCTACCAAGGCCAAAACGCTCTTTGATATGTCACTCATGGTGGTATCCTTGGCCGGAGCCTTAGGTATAGAAACGCCTTATCTACAAGACCATCGAAATCATCATCTCTTATATAATCCTTAAGCACCTCCAGTATATATAACCGGACATGGAGTTCGTTATTGACATCATTCAATGTAATCATAATACTAGTTTTTGGCAAAGCTAGATTATTTCTGTGCAATAAAAGATCAAATATGTCATAAGCGAAGGACTAAAAAAAATAAAAACTCCCCCATCCTCACGGACGAGAGAGCTGATAGATATTTGTATTATGAAAAAGAATAATCACTCACCTATTCTTACAATACAGTCACGAGACTCCTTGTTATAAATCATCGTACCTACCTTAGAATACAAGGTCTTTATATTTTGCCAATTATCCTCGCCGTGAGCGGATACGTTAGTAGGGGCATCACCGGTATAAACCTCCTCGCCTCCTATATTGACAAAATCATATCCACGCTTTTCCATCGTTCCGCCCTTATATGCCGTGAACCTGATAGTGACATTGCCTTTCTCACGACCACCATACCAGTTACCGTATATACTACACCTGATCTCAAGAGGTAATTTATCGTAATTATCGCCATCCAACAACGGTCCCATCTGAATCAAGGCGGCCTCATTACCTGATTCCATGTTATCACCACCGTGGATAAGATAATCACCTACCCGCTCCTGCGTGGTCTGGTACTGTTTACTCCAACCAACCAGCTTGCCGTCCACGTCCGGGAGGCCGGTGTTGTCGAAGCCGGTTGCCGTGTCGAAGTCAATGCCGTCCTCGTCAGCCCAGATATACCTAAGCACAAGGAAATCGAACTCAGGGATGATTACCACCGGAACCGACTCCTGCCTGCACACGAACGTCTTCTCCTCCTTGGTGCCTTCTTTTATAACCTTGTACGTAGCCTGACGTATTTCGCCAGTCTCATTGATATCAGCGGTAACCCTAACCTCAGCAGGGCCGGTACCACTTGTCTTATCTAAATGTATCCAATCAGCCATATCATCGTATTTTGTTAAATAAGTTTAATATACTTATCAAAAGCGTTGGGCCACATACGCTCATGAGACAGCATCCTTCTCCTATTATCCTCAGCCAGTTCCCGATAATCATTTAACGTGATCATCGACATCTTAAGCTCCTTCATAGCCCTAGCGAACTTACCCGGCTCTTGTTGGGCGTATAGCTTATAAGCTTCACCAGCGCCTTGTATCAAGCCATTCACGGCAGCGTTCTCGAAGATCTTCATCTTGATATACGTCTCGACATAATCCTCAAGATAACCTAAATCCGTCTCAGGTATATATGGTAGACCATCCTCATCCTTAGGAGTAGCCCTGTATACGATATAAATAAATCCGTCAAAGCCGGTATACATAGTATTGCCGGATATAGTTATATCATAATTATCCCAAGCGTATTTATCCCGATACTTATCAGCGGCGCAATCACGCCTCAATCCACGACCTATAGATAACCTTACTGGGTGATGGTAATGGAAACGAACCTCATGGGATCCGATATAAATCTTCTCCGTGATCGTCTTCTCAAACTCTTCCTTACAACACTCGGTGCAGGAGTTCCAACGAAACCCGCGCTCCGTGCGCTCAACCCAGCCGATCTCGTGTTGGAGGTCAGCCTTAGCCTTATCGCCGCCAGGGATCTCGCAAACAAGAGGCTCACACCTGTAAGCGTCAAGCATGTCGAAGAAATCGGATGGTAATACCGCCTGCTTGTTACTGGTCTTGATAACCGCCTCAGACATGATGGCTATAACACCCCCAAACCTTTTTAAAGCGATCTCAGCCCACCTATAAACAGATGAGGTATCTATAGCCCCGCTATCATCGTATTTATGTAAATCGGCCTTGATCTCGGCCAATAAGCCCTTTATCGTCACGTTATTAAATTATTAATTTATTTATTAAATTCACATTCGTATCACAAAATGTTTACTCTAACCGGGTTAAACGCCAACCCACTATCGATTATCTTACTGACGTAAGAATCACCGAATACTTTTCTTCCAATCCCAATAGCTCCGTTGACATCAGCGTTAATCAGCTTTCCGATAGAGCTTTGGAACAATCCACGTTTCTTTCTTTTGCCGAGATAAACATCATGCTTACACAGTTTCTCAAAAGCCAGATGATCTACTTTGGAGGTATAGGATTCCTCATTGGTTTGAAAGTTTATTCCAACCAATTTACATTTGTAAGAAATCTTATCAATTAGCTTGGAGAACGGAATCTCAACGAACTTCTGATTTATCCTCTTTCCTAGATTTACTCCATTCTTCCATCCTCTGTTTAACCCTACTACAAGACTACCAATATTATTGTCAATACAATAATTGACAATAAACCTGCTGATCTTATGGATATGATCATCTATCCAAAAATTCCTATAATTATTTAGCCGTCTAAGTCTCTTTGAAGTTCCCTTATCGCCAATATATGACATCAATCTGGCTTTCTTCTTATTATACCACTGATTGAAGGATTTAATAATCTTACCGTTTACAATGAAAGGCTTGATACCTACATTGCTTATACATGTACATAAATTATTCAATCCCAAATCAATCGAAAGAACATTATCCTTATTCAGGTTTAGATCCTGTTCCTTCTTCTCATAAATAACCTCAACCACATAGCAAGTCGCTTGCGGAATTACCCTAACCTGACATAATTTGTTATCTCCTATTTTTGTTTTAATTGATGGAATTATGTTTTTGATGAAATGGATGTAACCATCCTTTTTTAATCTACAAGAATTTGTTGTAAATACAACCATATTCTGCTTCTTGCCTCGTTTGTACTTCGGCAATTTAGGTTCTGAGTTGAACTTAGAAGGATTCTTTTCATATTCCTTCTTTAATCTTATCCAAGACTTTATTACCGAAAATACTTGAGCTACGACTTGCTGAGATACCGCTGTCGGTAAATTCCTGAAATCAATCTGATTCTCCTTACATAGTTTAGTAGAGAACTCATATTCCTTTAGATAGTTACCATCGAATATCCCTTGCCTGACGTTGAAAAGAACATAATTGTACAACAACCCGGATTTGAGGCAGATATCCTCAAATCGGTTGTCTTTTATGATATGTCTCTCAACTAATCTCATTCTTAATATCTTATGCCATAAATATAAACATTCTTTATGAAATAAATGATTTATTCAACCATAACAAACTCTTTTGTACAAAGATAGACAATAGTATATATCAAGCAAAAGATCCAGTCTACCCTCACGGGCTAACTGGATCACAAAAACTTCTACAGTTTATAAACCCATTTAACTCCAAATACCTTACTTTCCGATTCAACTTCCCGGTACAAGAACTTATATCTCCTTCCAGACTCCATAGCCATCCTACACTCCTTGTTTAATGCTGGAGAGATATATAAATGAAAATACTTATTCCTCGGCATAAAATCCATACACGTATGGACGTAAGAATATCCACCTGTCCCACGCCTGTTTATAGTCCCGGTAAGTTTATTCAGATATATCTTACGGTTGGGATTAATCTTATGACATAGATAACCGATGTTATTTATATAAACCCCGCCCTCATTATCTAAGTACTTATCACGTATGACTTTCCAGATCAACGACTGACATTCGAGAATATCATTCTTCTCCACGATCGTATGCTTCCTCCTCTTTCCGTTCTTAGACATAATAGACCTGTAGAACCGAAGAAAGTATTGATCAAGTATTTTAAACGACTTAACTTTCATGCCACAAATATAACAATTCTATCCTAATTCGAGTAATATTTAGATGACTTTTGGTGTGAGTGTAACGGTGATAAGGCCGCACTTACCGCCGCGGCACAGGCTGACGCACAGAGACTAGCGCAGGAAAAAGCCAACGCTATGGAATGCGATTGCCCCAAAACATGGAGCGCTAGTGTAACGACGTCTAGCGGAAGCGGGAAAACGATAAATTACACCATACAGTATAATAATCCATGTGGATCGGGAAAGACGTCTAGGATGACTATAGGATACAAGAAAACGAATGGTCAATGGGAATACGAGACGAGAATAGTCCCTATTCCTTCCGGATCAGGGACTTTCTCTGAATCTACAACAACCAACTACGGGATATCATCTGGAGCTTACGCTTATTACGAGGATGGTCAAGGAAGTGGATCTTGTTGACAATAAAAAAGGAGGGGTTAGTTGGCCTCTCCTTTTTATTGTATATACATTATGGTATATAATTATCTATGTTTATATAAATCTAAGATCCTTTTTCTTTGTATGATTCAATATCCTACTGATATGTCTTGTCCTAAAACCTGTTTTGTCTTTTATCTTATCATAGATATAGTTCTTTGATACGTATGCTGACATCTCTCCAAGATCCTTTATAATCTCATCATACATATCATGTATCTCATTATATTTTATGATTGAGCTATCTCTCATTCCTCTTTCCCCGATACCATCAACAACATCCTCAGCACCGAAGAAATTGATTATAGATCTTATTATGTTCATGCTTATTGAATTTTTTGCGTTTTCTTATTAATATCCATATCCGGATTCTCATCCGTAGGTATCTGTAGTTTGGTTATCGTCTCCCTTAACGTCTCAGATACCACATATTCCAGTAACTTATCAGGGCATATGAAATCATAATCCCATTGAGATATACATGGATCATCTTTTTTCGTTCCACATCCCCCTAGCTCTAACGCAGCTTTTCTGTCAAGGGTTATAAGATCCACGTTTATAGCCTCTATATTTATATCAGGTATATAGATATATCCATCATTGACGTAATAATAGTATTGATCTATATTACCATATTTACGTTCCTTGTTATTAGCGTATTTCCTTAACGATATAGGAGTAAATATAATATCATCCATGATGTTCGATACCTTTATAATAGCCGGTCCTATACGGGTATATATCATATCGGGAAGCCTTTTCTTGGATCTCATAAGTATCCGGCATAACTTAAACTCATCAAAACAGCAATCAACCTTCCGGACTCTCTCCATCTCCAGACAATTGATATGGGTATATAGCGATTCCTCGCCGAACAAAGTACCGTCAGCGTATTTCTGGGCTATATACGATCTGGCTTTCTGCCTTCCTATAGATAATATCCACCTCCTACTGACATGAGCGTCCTTATTGATGGAGTTCATATCATTTATGATCCTAGATACAAATTCTGAATTTTTCATGCATGAAATACTAAGGAGGGGATATACCCCTCCGGTTATTACTTCTTTTTCTTAACCTTGCCTCCACATTTCATTTGAGGTTTCTTTTTCTCGGAGACTTTGCCTCCTTCTGCCATCTTCTTTTTCTTAGCACATGCCATAGTCTTACTTTTTTAATGTTAGTGATACAATATTAGTCATTTCTATCGAAAATAGAATAAACGAGGTTGATGAAACTACCAACTTACCGCCGCGGCACAGGCTGACGCACAGAGACTAGCGCAGGAAAAAGCCAACGCTATGGAATGCGATTGCCCGGAGCAGAAGACGTGGTCATGGTCTGTATCTATGAATAATGATTGCATGAGTCATGAGCAACTTGTCACATCAAGAGGATTTACGATTACGTATAATAATCAATGTGGTAGATTTATATCTGGCTCTGTGAGTGGTGTAGGATATACACAAAACGGAGAAGAGCAGGTCAATAGCGCTAGCTTCACAATTCCCCCGGGATCTGGAAGCAAGAGTGGAAGTGTGTATTTTAGCCGAGAAGTGGTATGTGGAGATGTAACAATCTCTGGTCATGATTCAGGTAATTGTTGACAATCACTGCTGTGATGGTTTTTAATAAAAAGGAGAGACTTATTAGCCTCTCCTTTTTTTTGTTATACATCAGAATCTTAACAGTTCCCAGATCCTTCCCCAGAAACACTTATGGATCCACATTGTACTCCTGAATCAAAACCTATGACACCGGTTTTTTTACCAGACCCAGTAGGTATACTTACGGTAGTACTTCCAGCCGTAACGGTTTGTCCATGATCATTCCTACCAGTAACAATTACAGTTATTGATTTAGATGATCCACATTGATTATTGTAAGACACTTCATAGGAGCACCTTAAGGTGGATGTAGAACCAGACAGACCATTACAAGGATTACCGCTCAGCATAGCGTTGGCGCTCCATGTTTTGGGGCAATCGCATTCCATAGCGTTGGCTTTTTCCTGCGCTAGTCTCTGTGCGTCAGCCTGTGCCGCGGCGGTAAGTGCGGCCTTATCACCGTTACACTCACACCAAGCGCCATTGTTTCCGCCAGAAACCCAGTAAGCGGAAGCCTTCGGAGCCGTACATCCTGACGGACAACCTTGCTTGGTAGCAGTAGCCTCTACATAATCATTACATACCCTTCCACTGCAACCCGCATCCGCTAATGCCTGAGCTTGAGATCTAAAACTCTCTATCTTATCGCTAGCCTGAGCGTTGGCAGAAGACGTGCTAGAAGCGCATATAGATCCAGAAGGTACATCCGGATAGGAGATCGTTACTCCACAAGGTCTATCAGATGGACAATTCCTACTAGTAGCAGATCCTCCTTGGAAACCGATCGTATTACAGCAAGCAGATCCATAGCTTAGATATTCCTCTCTTCCACAATCATTTCTATATAAAGCTACACTTTCGCCAGATCTACACTCAGCCTCTCCTATTCTACTCCAAGAATTAGGATCACAACAGCTATCACAAGAACCACCTGAACATCCACAATCGCAAGACTCATGCAACCTGTTCTCAGTCTCGTCAGAGTGACATCCAGTGCTATCAGTCCTTCTATATCTAGCCCAAACATCACCACCTGAGCAATAGTTTCCGCCATCATAGCTCCAACCACTCCAATTAGGAGGAGTGTCCTCGCAATCTCCGTTCTTATTAGCGTAAGCTTGAGCGGCGGCTCTGGTAGCTGAATTGCTTCTGAATGCCTCTTGAACCTTGTTATTGGCGTCAGCCTGAGAGACCGTTGATGTTATAGGATCTAATCCTAACGAGCTATAAGGAACTGATATAGCCACACCCTGTTTACAAGAGCCGCAATTATCCTTGTAGAAAGTAGCGCTTCCAGTACCGGTCCATACACAAGTGCCATGCTGGTTAGCGTAATCTTGTCCTTTCTGATCTAGGATCTGCTCTGCCTTGCTTCTGGCATCCGCCAAAGAAACCTTGCTGGTGATAGCCGTGCCGCCGTTGGCTTGTGTGGAGGTCACCGTTATCCTCTGGCCTACCCCGCCTTCGGCGCAGTTGTTCTTATAGAAGTCACGGCTTGCCACGTAAGTCCAGGTACATCCTCCGTTCTTATTGGCGTAAGCCTGACCCTCAGCTCCACGAACGGCATTCTCAGCTTTCTTATTGGCGTCAGCCAAAGATATGTTGGAGGTGTACGGGTGTCCCGGAAGCTTGCTGCTGCTTACGGATACCATGTCTCCTACGCCTCCATCAGCGCAATTGTTCTTCTGAACCTGACCGGTATAGCTTCCTGTCCACGTACAAGTACCCTTCGAGTTAGCCACGCTCTGTCCCTGAGCCGTAACAGCCGCCAATGCCTTGGCGTTAGCGTCAGCCTGAGATACACATGATTTGAACTTGCCGTCAGAGCTAGGAGCCGGATCCGTAACATCATTCTGAGTCACGGTAACAGAGCTTCCAACCCCACCATCCGCACATTGACGGGTGAAGGCCTTAGATGCCGTACCAAACCAGAAGCATGTCTTATTACCACCAGCTATATACCGCTCTTGATTCTCAGGATCAGTATAGCAGGTATTGGTATTACGTTGATGTAATTTAGAGATACAATCCTTACATACGGTCTCGATAGTCTCCCATACCGGTTGCTCAGTCTTAGTATGGCACGTGTCATCATAATTCTTGTTAACAAATGCCTGACCCATCCTATCAATGTAGGCCTTAGCCAAAGCGTCAGCCTCCTCTTGTGAACGGGTAGAGGTGAAGAACTGTCCCATAAGATCCGGGGTTACGGTAATAGGATCAGCATACTGGCAAGTAGGACACTTAGGAGTGAACTCCTTACTATAATTACCGACATATATCTTCAACTCATCACAAGTACCACGATCGTTAGCTATAGCCTGACCTTGTGCCTTGACAGCGGCCTTAGCAAGCTCGTCAGCGGCGTATTGACTCTCGTATGAGTAGAATGGACCTCCGGTTACATCAGCCTCAGTAACGGTAACTGAAGACGGAATCAATCCTCCCGGACAGTTATCCTTCTCGAATGCCTCACTATAATGACCGGTATATTTAGGAGCCTCATGGCAAGTACCACGCTCATCGGCGATCTTCTGACCTTGATTCATTACAGCGGCCATAGCCACTAAATTAGCCTCATCTTGAGATACGCAAGACTGGAACGGATGACCTTCCACCATATCTTGTGTTACGGTGAACGGATCTCCTACCTGATTAGCGCCACAATTGCTCTTCGTAAACTCGAAGCTAGCCTTACCGGTATACATAGTAGCGTTAGAGCAGGTACCCTTGGTATTAGCCAAAGCCTGCCCTTGGGCTTGTACGGCGGTCATAGCCATAGCGTCAGCGGCGGTCTGCGAGTCGTTAGACTGGAATGGGTGTCCTTCTACCATATCTTGAGTGATCGTCACCTTAGATCCGATCTTGCACTCACCACAGTTGTTTCTCGTGAACTCCAAGGAAGCACGGCCGGTATACGTACAAAGGGCGTGGATATTGGCAAGAGCCTGTCCTTGGGCGTCAACGGCAGCCTTAGCCTTGCTGTTGGCATCCTCTTGAGACACGGTGGAAGTAAATGGATAACCATCAACCATCCTATCGTTTACCGTATAAGTTCCACCAGTACCAGTACCACAATTGTTACGGGTAAACGTACGTGTATAAGTACCGGTATATACAGGAACTTTCTCACACTTACCTTTCACGTTAGCCACGTCCTGACCTTGAGCCTCAACAGCGGCCTTAGCCTTGTTATTAGCGTCCTCCTGAGACACGGTAGACCTAAAGTCTCCTGTCACCATAGTCTCGTCTACAACAACCTTAGTACCGTACTGGGTCTCATCGCAATTATTACGGGTAAATTCCTTACTGTATTTACCATGATATACGACCTTCTCCTTACATTCACCTTCAAGGTTAGCTTGTTGTTGGGCGTTAGCCTCAAGATCGGCCTTAGCCTTATTGTCAGCATCCTCCTGAGAGATAATAGAGAAGTACTTACCAGCGGCTACAACATAAGTATAAGGTTGACCGATATGGAACTCATCGCAATTGTTTCTAGTGACTGTCTTCTCCATCCTAACGTTATAGTAGACATTAGTCTGACAATCGCCACGCTCGTTGGTGATAGCCTGACCTTGCGCCTCAACAGCGTCCTGCGCCAGCTTATTGGCGGCATCCTGTGATACTGTAGAAGTGAACGGATAGCCGGTACACATCTTCTCATCCACGGTAAAGTCAACAGGCGTAGAACCTTCAGGACAATTAGTTCTCTGGAATACCTTAGAATACGATCCGGTAAATACCGGTATCTTCTCACAATTACCCTTGATATTAGCTATATCCTGACCCTGAGCCTCTACAGCGGCTTGGGCTAACTTATTAGCCTCCTCCTGAGAGACGATAGACCTGAAGTCGCCTTCTACCATAGTCTCGTTAACAACAACCTCCGTTCCGTATTGAGTGGAGTCGCAATTGTTACGGGTAAAGGTCTTGCTAAACTTACCATAATAGATATTCTCCTTAGGCTTACACTCACCTTCCAGATTAGCTTGTTGTTGACCATTCTTTTCAATATCCTCAAGAGCCTTCCTGTCGGCGTCCTCTTGAGAGATAGAAGACACGTACTTACCCTCAGGAACGATGTAAACATATTCCTGACCGTCACTAAACTTATCACAATTGTTACGGATAAAGGTTTTCCTTTGCTCCTCGTTATACCAGATGTCAGTTATACACTCACCATGCTCATTAGCGTACTTCTGTCCGTTAAGAGCTATATCCTCCATAGCCTTAGCGTCAGCGTCCTCCTGTGAGATAAACGACTTGTACGTCCGTTCCTCAACCACATACAAGACAACCGAACCGTGCTGGTTGGCTAGACAGTCATCCTTGGTAAACGGCTGAACCATCTTGATATTATAATAAACGGGCTTGGCATCTTGGGCTATCATATACTCCTTAACAACACTACCGTCCTTTGACGTTATACGGAACTTAGCCGTACAGATCTGACCGGTGTAATTAGCCTTGTATACGATGTTAAGCTTATTATCGCCTACCCCATGGCTCTTGTCGTTAATGGCAAAGCAATTACCCTCAACGCAATTCTTATCTACTTCCCTTGCCATGTCAATCCTCCTCTATTCTCCATGAAACATTATCTCCGGCCTCTACCCTCACGATCTGGGTATCACCATCCTTATTAAGCGTCAACCTTTGCGGATCCACGTTAAAGGGTGGTTCCGGTTCCGGCTCCTCGCTGCCATCGCCACAAGTGCAACATACCAGTTCAATATCATACTCGGTATTGGACTTGATATCGATAACGACCTGACCGTTCTCACTAGTCACGTTATCAAAGTCATGATCAAGTATAATATAAGGTATATCATTAGGCTGTTGATTGATATTAACAACCTTGCCATTCAAGACAAACATCTCATGATGCTCCTCGTTATCCATGTTCTTAGGCATGGCTATAACGAAGCTAGCGTCATACAGGTCAGTGGCTCCCGGATCCTCAGGATCGGCGTACACCACGTATCTGCTATCCTCGTCAGGTATCTTAACGGATAACCCGTTGACGTTCATAGACACCATATAGCATTTACTTACCGAACCACCAAGGGTAAGGCAGGAGGCCTTGACCGAGGCGGAGTTAAGCTTGGCGTTGATGACCGCCGTCCCACCCTCCATGTCGAACATGATATTGGCCGGATCTACGCTCACCCGCTCAATACCCTTCTGGGTTATGGTAGCGAGTTTCGTTACCTTGCCTTTCTCGACCGCTACGTAAGTCTCCCTAGGCAACCTACCCATCCATCCCGGCTCTACTTTAATAGCCACCTTATCAGGGCCGGTACCGGAAATCTTGTCGTAGGACACCCATGAGGAGCCTTGCTCGATCTTAGCAAGAATATCTTTTAAATTATTCATATCATTCCGCTTGAGTTATAGTCCATTTATCACTCTTACCTACGATAATCTCCAGAATCTGCTCACCGCCCTCAGGAGGATACTCGAAGTTAGTAGGCTTAATCTCAAACACGCTGGCGCCACCACAACCAAGATCGCAGATCATGTCCGGCAACCATCCCTCCTCGAAAAAACGCTCTATAAGCTCCCTGACGGCCTCTGAAAAAGAATCAAGCTCCAACCTGTCTGCTGGGACAGACCCTTTCTTAAGTGTCTCACCACATACCCAACCGTCACACTCGGAAGCCAAGACCGTATCATACACTCTCTTAGCCATAGCATGAAGTATTTAAAATATTACTATTCAATGTAGTATATACGATATTAACATCAGCGAACTCATCGCCCATGCAATACCTTTTCTTGAACTTAATGGATCTACCAGAAACGACATACCCGTCGTTAGGTACGATAGTACCGCAGTAGGTCACGCTAAGAACATTCAGAGGCTCGTATCTTAACCTTACGGCCTGCACTCCCTTAAACGAATCCCTTTGGATGGACGCCGTTGCTCCAGATACGGCAACCAGCTTCCTTACCAGAGACTCGATTACGCTATTCATGCCATCTCCGTTCCTGATATCTGCCTCAGGAAAAGACTGACCATCATATATGATCTGGGAACTGTAGATACTACATTCATTCCCCGGTCTATATTCCGGCTTACATGGATTACAGTTATTCCTCATATCAAATCAATTTATTAATCATTCTCCTTAATTCAAGTATCTCAGCATCCCTGTCCCGTATAGCCTTTATCATAGCGTTAAGGACATCAGACATATCGCAGCTGGGAGATAATCCCAATGACTCCACACGTACCTTGTCTCCTGGATAAACACAGTCGGTGCTCATGTACGTAGAGCACGGTACTTTCGTATCGTCTACAGTAGGCCTGTATTGTTTCTTGTTACAACCATTCATTGTTACCATACCTCCTCTTCAGTTCCGCTATCGCCACCGCCATTACCGGCGTTGACAAGCTCGTTTATAATCTTCTTCAAATCCAGAACCTCGCGATGGTATAAATCTATCTGCTTATCCCTAGACGCTATAATACGCCTCAATGAGTCTACAACGACAGAGATATCAGTGCCTTTCTCTATACCGTCCACCACCAACTCATCACCTGAGTATAAGACGCATTTATCATATAAAACTATAGGACATCCATAGCCAACACAAGGCTCGTCCTGACAATCCCTATCGCAAGGATCACAAGGATCCTCAGGGCATTTGTTAAGAAACCTATCTATCTTAACGCCATGACAGCATTCTTTAGGACGCTCCCTCGAATGATCATGACAACAACCACCTGTATTACACATATTAATAATATTAATGTTTTTAGCAAAGATACTTATTTGGTTTGATTATAAGACAACGAGACGCATGAAACAATAAGAGGTAGAGACCATAAGCCCCTACCTCCAAACACTAATCTAACATTATGGAAAACACAAACGCATTCTTACCAATAACATTGATCCTCTTGATCAATATTCTCAATCCATTTCTCGCACTCAAGATTAAGATCAGCGTACTCCTGCCCCTCTACCATCAAAACCTCACGGGCTTTGGCGTTGGCATCCTCTACTGATATCCATGATCTAAACCTATTGGCTTTGATAGAATAATATACCCTACCTGATTTATATCCAAACGGACATACCTTCTCAAACCAATCACCGATCGTAGTATTATAGAATACAGGGGAGCAACTACCTTCGGAGTTAGCCTTCTCCTGTCCTTCTTTCATGAACTTCCTATAAGCTAACGTATCAGCATCAATCTGGGATATATCGGATATGACGGCTCCGGCTGGCAATTCATACACAATACCTTCTTTACCTGATGTCCCAGCCTCACAATCGTTCTTGTAGAAAACGCCACGAAGAGGCTGTGAGGCCCAGTCCTTACAGCATGTCCCAACGGCGTTGGCCTCCCCCTGCCCGATCCTTCCAAGCTCAACCATCGCCTTATCATTGGCGTCTTTCTTGGATACGTATGACACAAACCTACCTTTCTCTACACATATCTGTTCCTTGGATCCCTTACCGCTTACGCAATTGTTCTTAATAAACTCATCGCATACCTGATCATTATACCATACGGACGGTATTATGTCGGCATATGTGTTGGCGTAGTCCTGACCATTAGCTTTGATATCATCCTCAGCCTTGCTGTCAGCCTCCTCCTGCGTATCGCCAAAATAAACATCGGCCGGGACCCGGTAGTCAATAGAGCCGCCCACGTACCCGGCAGGTGGGTTGTTTCTGGTGAACGTCCGTACTATTTCTTTATTTCCATATATCATCGTAATCCACTTTGTCACAAAGATAAATATTTTACCGATATGAGACACATAACCGTAAATGCAAATACGCAGTTACCTGATTATCAATTTTTGGGCAAAAATGGAATTAATTATCCCAGTGATTAAACGATTCCGATCCGGCGAACACCCCATAGTCCCTAAACATACCTCCACACAATATGAAATCACTTTTCTTGCTACCATTTATAGATGACAATATGTATTTATATCCCTTGCCTGTTATGTAAATAGTCCTCGCATATATAACCTTACCAGATTCGGTGCATATATTCTTATCACGATAATGAGCAAACTCTTTCCTTACAGCATTAGCCGTAATCTCCCAATCTCCATTAACCTTAACCCTTTTGACTATTATCTTTATCTTAACAAGAAAATCACGTAGACATCTATCACTTATGATTATATCATTCTGCTCAAGTTTCTTGGCCAAATCCCTTATCAGCAAATCTGACTCTCCAGACATGATAAATGACTCGGAAAACTCTATATCCTCTCTCTTCGATTCAAGAACCTTAGCCACCTCCTCAGCTTTAGCCTTCTCCTCTAACGCCAGCTTCTCGGCGGCCACCCTGCCACGATATTCCTTAGCCCAAGCCTCAGCAGCGGCGGGAGGATCATTAAAATCAGGAATCACGCATTTGCCTGTAGTGAGAAGCTCTTTAATCCTGTCCAAACACCATAACCTGAAATCAACGCTAAGCCACTGAGCGAAATCCAAAGCCAGATCCTCACACATCCATGTGCCAGGATTAACCGTACCCCTTACAATCGTAACAGGCTGAAAATCAGCATTACCATATTTTCTGGTAATGGCATTAATTAACTCATTTACAGAAGATAGCGATAAATAATCATTTGGTCTCTTTTTAAACGGCTTCGCCATTTCGGTAGCATTCACATAAGTGATACCGTTCTCTGTTTTGAAAGTTATATCATTACCATTGTAGCTAAATATTGTAGATAATCCGTTTTCGTTGGATTTAGACGCCAAAATCCTACTACTATTATTCATAGAATCATTGGTAATAATTATATTTGCACTCATAATAAATAACCTATGTCCATTACATCGTGAGATATGATGGACATACAAAAATAGCCAATCGAATCGTCTATGACAAATCAATTGGCTATTTTTTATATCCAACGCATAAAGATACTTTACAACTTACAAGAGTATCTATCTAACCTACTTGTTTAGAAGACCCCTTACAAATTGGATACTTGATTAACAGATACTCAATATCTAATAGCACCTCATAAATAAATATCCATACCGTTGATTATCACCAATGTCGATTTTTCTCCATTGGCTTATCATCCATTACAAATCTTATCCTCCAAAGCATAAAGAACTTTCGCTACGGTCTTATCGCCACTTACCTTCACGCAAGACTCTCCGAGATCCCGGACATCTATAGCCTCCCTGATACGGGTAAGCTCGTCATATATCTCCTCTATCACGTCAGAGATCATAACGCACTCATCAGAGTCCTTATACTTTGACCACTCTGGGAGATCACCCTCGTAGGGTACGCAAGTGGACGGAGTTATATGTGAACAATTATACTTTTTCATACCAGCAACCTGTTAATATGTTCCTTTAACGATCTTACCTCATCCGGGCATAACCCGCAATCATTATCGCACAAGGATCTTTGTAAACGAATTATCTTGCCCCAATAGGATACATCGGGCTTGTCCCCAATCCTATACCTATGATACCTCATGTATCTACCCCATTGGCAAGATAACCATTCGTCTACGACCTTACATAGATCTATCCTATCAAGGTTTGATATAGATTGAGCGCCCATCAAGTATCTCCTTTCTCATTTCTTGTACCTCCTCATCAGGCGGGCATCCATATGGCAGGTTCTTGATCCACTCACGGATCTTCTTCTGCATATTAAGATAAGATACACCCACGCCACCACCCTTGGTACGAACTTGTTTATATATACTAACCACATCACGCTCCATTGTCTTCAACGGATCGAGCATGACCATACAACCGGCGGTGCTTCTAGAAGCATATTCCCTATCGCTAACAACGGTAGAAGAAGGACGATTCATCATACTTCTCTCAATCCTTTCTCTCTCGGCCTTTAACGCCTTTTCCTTACAAGTATTACAACCCATAATTATATCTTTAAAATTCAACAATCCACGCAATTAGTAGCCATCTCAAGAAGCTCTCCTACACGATCAATGATCTCATGAGCCGCCTCTATATTATCCAGCCTGACGTTAGCCTCAGCCACGACCATAAGTGTTTCCATCTCCTGTATCTTATTTATAAGATCCTTATCCTTGTCCTCGCATAGGACATCAGTCTTAATCCATAGCCGATCAAGACGTCTGCGTATAAGATCCGTCTTAAGATACTTGCGACTGAAGTTGTAAGTAGAAGGGCTACCTATGATCTTGATATCATATATACCATCAGGTAGATCAAGGTACTTGACATTACAATCATCGTAATTAAAGCAATTAAGGCCTAGTGTTAGGCTAGTAAAGGTATTGACCTGATTCTTGCCAAGGAACAACGTAACGGGGTCGGACATGCCCGGCGTAGTGATCTCGATAATCGCCTTCCTGTCCTCTAGTAGCCCCCACTCAGACTCATCCAATACCTGAAGCACTTTGGGATCACGTGTCTCTAGCACCTGAAATGACAGCCGAATATCATTCATATTAACCTTCTTATCGTACCGGCATAAGCTATCGTCATAACGGGCTTGCATATCAAGATCCGGGATATCGGTATAATATGTCTTGACCTCATGACCGTTGATAAATACCGATGTTATCTGGCAAACATGAGACCTAGCGACATCAAAAAACACCATCCTTACATTACCCTCATAATCGACTCCCGATGTCGGGTATGTCAATATCTGGGTATTATACTCACCATCGTTACGCCTAGCTACGACAGTAATTACGATAGGCTTCTCTATATCGTAATCATCCATGATAATCCTTGCGGCAAACTTATCATGAATTATCTTCGGTATGATATTGATCTGATTCATCTTAATATCTTTTTCACAAAGATACTAATTTGATCGATAAAACAAACGAGGCTATAAGATAAGAGCATCAAGAAGATCCTGCTCGCTTAGAATTATACCTCCATTGATAGCCATAGACATAGCTAAATAAAGACATAAGCATGTGAGATCATATCTAAGCATTCTACTCCTAAGAGATACAATAAACTTTTTAAGGTCAGGATTATCCCCAGCCAAAGACATATAGCCGCTAAAAAGGAACGTATTGTATATAGGATCGGATGTAGACGATTTGATATCGCTGTAAGACATACCACAAATATCTACCCACAATCTTATAGATTTGACGACTATCTCCTTTACAAGAGACTTATTCAACAAACATCCGAATCTGACCAAAGCCACTATATCTCCCCACTTCTGATCGGATATCTCTTTAATAACATACATCGACCCATTCAAAGGATCTTTCACGACAGATGACAGTATATTCTTACATCCAATGGAATCCGATAGCTCTTGGATATTAAACATATTATTATCGTGGTTAAATACGATGGACATATCTCCACCTCTTATGATACTAAAGCTACTCATCACGAATCCTCCACAAAAGAATTAATATCAAAACAGTCATCATAAGAGCATAGGCCAGGCTCATATCCTTCCTTGCCATCCTCTATGTCAGAAATAGCTCTATCAGCAATAGATCTTAACTCTAATAGACTTACACCTAAAAAATCTAAGGCCTCTTTCAAGTACTTATATAAGGACGAGGTTTTAACTTCCTTAAACCCCTCGTGAATCAAATGACTATTGAATATACTGAAAAGAACTTTATCATTCCTACCGTCAAACCTTTTACCATTGTTTTTAAGACTACCATCAGAGTCAATCATCTTCCTTATCTTACTCGCAGATCTGGTATTTATGATATTCACCATAATCATAACTTTGTAGTCAACAGCGGCTCTTCTAGCTTTATTAGCCCTCCCCTTTGAACTTACAGGTGCATTGTCCTCGCCGCCAATATACCTGAACTTAGCCTTGCCTACAAAGCATGATGGATAAACCTTGCGAATATTCCACTTATAATTATAATCACCGATTGATCTCATGATCGACAACTCGCTATCAACTACCATCGATATCATCTTATAAGCCTTCTCAAAACACTTAAACGATCCTACATACTCATAGATAAACCGGTACGTCATACCTAGCTTAAAATCTTTATCAGATATCCTATTAAACACTATAGCTCTATCAAAGTTGATGATAATAGCCATAATAATCTTAAGCCTAAAGTAGGGAGGTATATAAATATCATCAGGACTGATGTTCCTAGGATTAGCCGTGGTATAATCAGCGCCAGCGAAAGTATCTCTACGTTTCTTGAAATTACGCGGATATATAGGCTGACCTTTAGATAGCTTAATGCAAGTACGCCCCTCATCTACCTGCTTCTTCTCAGCCTCGGTATACACCGGAAATTCCTTTATCATAGAAGAGCATTTCCTTATATAATTCAAGTCGAAATTCATATTGTTCATATTTTGTCCACTTCAAATATAAGCAAAATATAAGACCTTTAAAAGAATAAGATGAATTAATTTTCCCATATATCACCATTATTATTTCATTAATAACATAACTTGCTGAAACACAGTTGTCCATTTTGTGACATGTGTAATAAGAAGCTTCGCCTCTTTCTGAAGCAAATCTCATTATAAAGCATTCCTTTATTTAATTCTTACCAATTTCTAATTAATAACCCTATTAATGAAATGATGTTAGCTAACGCCTTTTATTATCTAAAGTAGACATCCAAAAAACATTAATTTAAAAATGAGTAGTATGTTGGCAGATAAAGATCTTAATAATCCCACTCAAGACTCTTTATGATTGTATTATTGAGATATTTACTATATCCTTACATTCGATCTTATTTGGCAGATGACTACTATCTTTAAACATAATGATCCTATATGTTTACTTCTTTTCTGCGCTAAAGCGTGAAGTGCCAAAGGGAATCGGCAGGGTTGGTCGTGAGTCGCTCCGCTCCTGGCCGGCCATGGGAGGCAGCCACCAGCCCCACGCCATGACGCCGCCACCTTGTTTATTGGCTTCCAGCAAGAGTCACCTAAAAACAATACTTGTCTATACAATTATCTCTACGGTTCCAGAAGTTAAATAAGAACTATTTGGCTTTAAGGAAAGTTGTTAGTTAAAAAGATGGTCAATTAAGTTATCTGGTCAAATAAAATCTTTATATTCGCGTCACGGTCGGTTGGATGAGTGGTTTAGTCGGTGGTCTGCAAAACCATATACCCCGGTTCGAATCCGGGACTGACCTCTATGCTATTTGCATATCCTTTAAAAACTAATCAGATAAGGGGCGGTGAGGGATCATAGCCCCTTTCTTTTTGGAGGTTCAAAATCTGACTCCCATCTAGCTATATCACTTATCCTGAAATCGTCCATCATAAAATTTCCGTTATCCATACCATCACCTCGTGTATTAATACCTAGGTTATAAGACCTAAGGGAAAGCGTATTATTGGTTTTCGTGTTAATAATAAGTATACCATTAACAAAACATCTTAATATGTCATATTCATTACTGCTTCTGACTATAGCTATATGATACCATTTGTTTGCCTCAACTCTATCAACATGCCAACCAGCTTGTTGAGCTTGAAATAAAAAATAAAAACCAGTACCTGTTAAAACTACACCAAAATAAAAAATACCATTAGGATATTCATGCTCAACCAAACAACTTGTAACAAGATTGGTTGACTTATACCAAAAGTCTATAGTAAATGGATGACCGTCATAAAACAGCTCAGGCAATAACGATTCTTTGGTGTTTATGATAGTATAAAGAAAAGGATCCGTTTTGTTATATTGGACACATTGTATTGAGCCATCGGTGATAAGATTGCCATTATTGGCTATAAAGAGATTGCCAGAGGGAGTAGGATTCCCCTCTACCTTAAAATTACCATTGAATCTCATTAAGAATCTAGTATGATCGTCAATCACCCCCCCCTAGTACATTCAATCATTCTTCGTCTCATAAAACCTTCATCTTCTTTAGCAAATATATTAAAACCAATAATATCAACAACACACTAATTGATGTGATAGCTATTGGCCATCTTGATTCTTTCTTATCATCTACATCCTCATGTTCGATGTCTGTCTTCTTATCAATATCCTCAATACCGGTGATCGTCTTATCAATGCCAAGGGAATCGGCCGTCACCGTGCTGTCCCGCCGGCCAATGACGATATGGGTATCTGTCTGCGAGGACACCGGTCGCTCCCCCGTGGCAGGATCAACATCCTTGTCCGTATCGAACTCTCTCTCCGTTATAACAATATCGGCACTAAGATCAGATGTCTTGATCTCTACGATCTTCCGATCCATGACCTCATCTATCATCGTCTCTATCCTGCTGATCAACCGGCTATCAATAGACGTTTCGCTAACCTGCCTCCTGCTTCCGCAAGAGGACAGGGATAGCGACAGACCTAAACAAAAAATCGCCCTAAGACTTATCCTTAACCTCATCATCAGCGATCTTCTTTATATCGTCAAACGTCTCGTCAGGTATGTTCTTGGAAAAACTAAACATCTTGAATACGTTTATCCTCTTAAACACGGCCTTGAATACCTTAACCAAATAAGCGTCAGCGAAAGTATCCCCTATGGTATTCAAGAAAAGCATGACATATCCCACAAGGGCTATATACACACCATATTTGGTTACGGTAAGTATCATGCTAGCCTCCTCCTCGATCGGGTATAACGTCTTATATATAACACATAATGTCATTACTATAAAACAGGACAAAGCGAACTCCTTAAGAATATCAGTAAACCTGACCTCCCTAAGCCATCTCTTAAAACTAAACCGTCTTCTACGGCTTCGTCGGAGCTTCCAGCCCCTTACGCTTTGCGCTAACCTAGCCAAGAAATTCGCTATTAATACTATAAGTAATACGGTCAATAAATGGTGTACTGGCTGGAAATAAGCCCAACAAGAGGCACCATACGCAAGCGCAATATTCCACAAAGCCCCCACTCGCTCTATCATGTCTTTGTCTTTCATTTTATACCTTACTCGCAAAGTTAACTACTATACCATTAAGTACCTAAAACACCACGGCATGTATACCGTTCCTCGTGTCAAGACTATCAAAATGCAACCAATTCACCTTACCCTCAAGCCTAAAAGGATATGGAAGCATATCCTGATGATCTAAAATCAAACCTCTGGCTTGTTCCGCCGTCATCGACTTGACATCGAAATCACCGGCCTTACCCAATACATGAGCGGATAGATAAACATCCTTCTTATCCTTGACGATCTGGCACATGTTGCATCTAAGACCACGCTGGGAAAACTGTCCTTGCTTATCCCAGTTATTACAATACATAGGCTGTTTGATTATATCCCTACGTAATATAAGTAAATTATGGAGAAACCCTGTGTCAAGGAACTGCCACGATCTTTCCTTCCACTTATTGTATGTATGGGGACATACCAATTCTACTATGTCAAAATACGAACCTAATTCTTTTACAATATCATTTCTATTCATTTCAAGCTGGCTTTATCGTCCATTTCTGGGCGTAATTGTTTTTTAATACATATATTTTCTCCATAGGCGTAGCGGGAGATCCGTTGGACTGGCCTTTCACGAATCCCTCGGGGGCCTGCTCCGTGCCGGAAGGACGCTGGTTTTCGGTTGGATAAATAGCATTATACATGCTTACCGAAAGACCATAGAACTGGTTCCTCTTCCCATCCTTAGCCACGGATGTCATAGTAATCTGATCCCATCCTACAACAAGGTCGTAGAAGGAGTTTACGAAATCATCTGATCTTTTTTGGCTATGAGTGGATGCATTCACGCTAAACCATGTAATAGCCCTCATCTCATAAATATAATCCGGAAGCTTATCCATTCTAAGACTATTGCTACTAGCTGCAATGAAACTAGTAAGATGCTCCAATCCCCTTCCAGACATATTATCATCATTCCAACCCGTCCTCCTTTCTCCACTTACCCAGTCGTCTAAAAAATAAAAATCAGTAATATTAGGATTTATTTTATCTACCTCGAAAAAAGGGAGGGTGTTTATATCAAAATAATTCCACATATCAGAAGGGCCAGGATGTATTTTCAACGAAGTTAATTTAGGAAGATCATTAAACTCCTTTATATACCTATCCAAATAACATGAAGACAATTCAAGGGTTTGAAGATTTTTCATATTCTTTATATTCCTTATCCCGCTAGATTCTATATCCCTAAGATCAAGTATATTAAACATATTTAAATAATATACCTCTGTCTTACTGGTTATAGCCTCAGGAATTACGGTCATTCTTTGCCCTACATTTGAAAGATCTATATAAATTAATTTATTAGATCTCGACAATTTATCTACCGGTATGCCATCATTAACATACAGCGTATGGGATACGATCAAAAACTCAAGTCCTGGTATATCCACAATCGGGAAAGATGTCATCTTGCAAACTTGGATATTGGCATAATAAATATCACAAGTAAAATCTATCGACACAGCCCGTTGTACGTCCCTCCTCCCATCAGCGTAAGCATGATTATCCACAGGTACGTATTGCGATCCATCCTCCTTCCTGAACCACCACGTAGTATTGGAATTTTTCCTGTGTTGTATTGCCAAAGAACGGAATATGATACGATAATTATCCTGCCCTTGAACCTTGGTCATAGGAAACTGTTCCTTTATTCCATCCCCCCAATCCACATTAGCCATACCGGGCTTTCTGGATCTAAACTCAACAAACGTATTAAAAGGATTATCAACGACAGGATCGGGTACATAATTATAATCATCGGTATAATAATTTCTAAGTGCCCTGTCCCATGTAGTGAACCACACGAACTTATTTGATGAAGCCTCATATTTATATAATGTCTTAGCCATTACCTATCTTGTTAAAATATTCTACAATAACATTCCTGTCCAATCCCATAGAATCACATAAATACTCCCCTTCAGGTTGACCCCCAAACGATAATACCTTATCCGTATCATGAGCTAAAACATCTCCATTGCCTACAAAGGTACGCCCATCGTCAAATACGATAAGCTTATATGGCTTATACGACCTCGTGTCAATATCAGAAGATCGTATTGACCTTAACACCGAAGCCTCTGGCGCCATACTAAACCTCCATCCATAATTATTCATAAGCACATAAACCATCTCCATAGGAGTCGACGGAGAGCCATTAGACTGACCCTTTATAAAACCAGAAGGTGCCTGTAATACGCCACTAGGCCTTTTATCAACAGGATTGGCAGCCAAATACATACTTAGATGCAATCCATAAAACTGATTTCTTTTGCCATCGGAAGCAGAAGAAGACATAGTGAGATAATCAAACCCCATCACCTTCTCATATAATGTTGATATAAACGTATCACATCGACTTTGGGTCAACAAGGAGATATGCATATAAAAACTACTCATAGATCTCATCTCATATATATAATCCGGTAGATTACTTACATCTATATTACTATAGCTATATGAGGCGGTAAGGCTAGTGATATTTTCCAGCCCCTTGCCGATCATATACGGATGCCAGCTCACGACAGACCCATACCATCTGTTTATATGATCGAAGGTCCTTAAGCTAGGATTTATCTTATCCACCTCATCCATAGCCGGGCATGTATTAGGGTCAAACGATGGCATGGCCACTCCCGGGGATATACATAATTCTTTTAGCTTGCTAAAAGACAGCCATTCCCTTGGATATACCCTAACCCTGCAACCTGCCAAAGATAATGTTACAAGATTAGGCCACATAGAGGGGAATTTCCTTATATTAGAAGACTCCGTATCATTAAAATCAGCCGTTCGACTTAAATTAATGCCTTTTAACTTAGTCAACCTATCCCAATCGTCTGGTATGGATGTCAATGTCCCTACACCTAATTCGCTAAGTGTTATATACTCTATATTTACCGATCTACGTATCCTATCTTTAGGAATATCGGTTATATTCCCATCTCCGGTAATGGATAAGATTAAGTTGATAATACTTGGGGCGTCTAATATCGGGAATCCTACCATCATTATCCTCGCTGTTTGAACGTATGTAATATCATTCGTAAAAGTCATGGTAATGACCCGCTCTTTATCTAGCCCGTCAGCGTAAGCATGATTAGGCGCAGGGATATACTCACTCCCGTCTTCCTTATAAAACCACCATGGATGGCTATCCGGATTCTTACGATAACTTATATCCCTTCTCCTGAACATCAACCTATATCGCCCGTATATGGATTCGCTCCTATCCTTCACGAAAGGGAATTGCTCTTTATTCCCGTCACCCCAATCGACCTCACACATTCCTGGGGTCTTGGAATAAAACTGTATACTTTCATTGTAATTATTAGCATCCAATATAGGATCAGGCACGTCATCAGTAGTATCATTCCTGTTAACGCCCCTAAAAGCGTATTTGCCTTTAGTAAAAAAGGTTATAGACCCTTTATTTGTGTCCTTACATATCAACTTCATATCTCTCCCTCCTCTATTCTTCTAAAATACTCGACAACCGGTGAGCTGTCCAATCCCAGATCGTTACAGATATCTATAGCCTCGTATTTATCGGCGAAATTATACTTACTCATATTATCATCCAACACGTCTCCGCTGAATACGGATACATGACCGTCCTTTACGCCAAGAACGAACGGGGTGATCCTGGTCTTCCCCGCCCGCCGTGCCCTCGTAAGGGCGGCCTTAGAAGCTGGGGCAGGAGCCAAGACCCATGTCTGCCCATAGTTGTTGGTAAGCACATACACCTTCTCCATAGGCGTCGTAGGATTACCATTACTAACCCCCTTGACAAACCCATCAGGAGCCTGATAAACGCCAGACGGTCTCTTATTAGTAGGAGCTACGGCAGCATATAAATCTAAGGTAAGTTTATAAAACTGATTCCTGTTACCGTCAGAAGCCGTCTGTGACATCGTTATATAATCCCAGGACATCATCTTATCATAAAACGTGTTAACGAACGTATCAGCCCTCTCCTGCGTATTTATAAATCTACCACCATCACGCAAATTCCATACCCTAAATTCCCTTATCTCATACAAGTAATCCGGAAGATCGTCTACCGGCACCGTACTTGAAGAACAATATGCCCGCTGAATCTTGTTCAACTTCCCTCCTACCAGATCTTGTTTCCATGAGCTACCATTATCCATAAAATCAACGCCTGCCTTATCATCCCCCACCTTATCCACCTCATCAAATACAGGTATATTATTCCTATCGCTTATAATATTTATACCCACAGCCGGAATAGAATTAAAAGCCGGATCATAAGAAGGGATGTTACACCAATTGAAATTAAACTCGGTAAGATTCTTCCATTCAGAGAACCTTCTCCAATTAGAATCAGGATCATCCCCGAAATTAAAAACGCTATTGCATCCGAAATACCTCAGGTTTTTCATGTTCAAAAAACCTTCTGGCCAATTACTCCATACACCAGAATGAGAAAAAGCTCCCATATGTATATTACGAAGATTAACGCTCTTGCTTATCCTGTCATGTGGGATATCTCCATTTTTTAAAACGGATCTAACCACAGCAAAATAAGTTATATCAGGAAGATTAGTTATAGGGAACTCATGAAGGACAATACCATCCATATTAAATTCCCCATCAATTAAGTTAGAGAACCTCATCGTAACCTCCCTACGCCTGATATCGCTATACTTATGTGGGGGAACCGGTATGTATTGTGAGCCATCCTCTTTCTTATACCACCATACGGTATCATCCGGATTCTTCTTATACTCAATGTCAAGAGACCTGAATATAATCCTATAACTACCATCAGATACCTTAACTAAAGGATATTGATCCTTTGTCCCGTCCCCCCAATCAACGTCCACGAATCCCGGTTTAGATGTCGAGAACCTAAGACTGCGATTAAAAGCATCCGCTGATATTATCGGATCGGGTATATAATCAGCACCCTTACCATCATAACAAGGGAACCTGTCCTCATTCACTATAAACGTGACATAGGACGCTACCGTGTCGTATCCTGCCAAAAAAGCCATACCATTAATTTATTGAGGTTATATCATAAGACACCCATTCCTTATATCCATTAACCATCTCATATACTTTGTTGATGGTCTTACATACGACAGCGAATCCGATATCCACGTTAGGGAACTTCTCGTTAAGCTCATCAATAGTAAGTTCCCTGACAATACTCTCATCCCATTTCCTCATCTCCTTTACCTCCATCAAGATCGGTTTTCCGGTTACGCCTACGCTCATCACCCATTCTCCCTCACGGTTGGAATCAGCCAGATCGGGGAAGATCGTAACACCAAAAAGATCGGAGAGGGTGAAGGTCTCGCCGGTACGGGTGAAGGACGCCGCCGCCCCGGGCGTAAGGACCACCTCGTTCACGGCCAACAGGCTCGTAAGTTTCTTGACTCCTCCTGATACCGTGGCGTTAAACACGACAGTAACATTACCGGTAGCGCTATTAACGAACTTAATCTCATCCTTATCGCTATTTATAGCTTGTAAACGTGATCCAGATACGATATTCACGATCTCATAGTTCTTGTCATAAGTGCTTTGCAACGTAACATTACCATATCTTGTATCAATCAACGTAATCCACTTAGCCTTACCACCTACTATCTCTACAAGCTTATAAAAAACGTTATTACCGTCAGCGTCAACCCATCTAGCTATAGCTCCAGGAGCGAAATTAGTCACCTCCCGATCTTGGGTATAACTTACAGTGCTTTCCGTAGGCTTATTAGTCAAAGTAACATAAAGGCATTGCTCTACGTCAGCCTCCATCTTAACTATGCCAGCTCCATCGTAATAATAATCAGGTACATTTTTCTCTCGTATCAACAAGATGGTACCTTCCTTAAGCTTGTCGGCATTGGTAGGATCATCCACAAAAGACTTCATCTGGATATAGGTATCAAAGATGATCGACGTACTCTTATCCTCTATCTTCTGGTTGATATTATCAACAATATTATTAATCTCATCTTTCGTATAATAAGGAGACAAATCCACCTTCGGACCTTCCTGCTCTAAAGCCTGAGTTCCATCCCACCAATAATCAGGAACATCCTGCTCCCTGATCCAGAAGCTGTCCCCCACACGGAGCTTAGCCGTGTTCTCCGGAACCGCCAGCCACTTATTCATGGCATCGACCGTATCAAATATATACGCCGTGTTCTTGCCCTCAGCTATACGTCTTACGACAGCCAACTCGCTCTCGACATCGCTAAGTCTTTCCTTTATATTATTGATCTCCCGCTCCAGCTTATCATAATTATCCTCCTGATCTATAGCGTCACCGATGGACATATAAACCTCGTTAGTGAGCTTATTATAGGTAACACGAGCCACCTTCTCGTAGGATGTCTTATACGTAGATGAGCCTTTGCCGGTATGACAAACAAAATCATACGTATTTTGATACACCACAGATCCACCGGTATTTATAAAATTATATCCGTCTTGGCTCATAGTACCGCCCTTGTAACCCACAAGCTCAAAAGAACACTTACCTGTACCTATAGAAGCGAACCATGTAGCATAAGCCATGAATTGCGTCTCATCCGGCAATGTGGAATAATGCTGTGCCCTTAGATCCTTTACCGACATCCAAACACACTCCTTACCAGACCCGGTGTTATCACCACCCCATTTAAGCACGCTCCTTACGGACTCATCACCGTTACCGGGGCCATTATAACCAACACCAAGATTATCGATAGTCGGGACATTCGAGTTGAGAGCCTCCGTCATCGTATCCAAATCCCTTCCCGAACTCTCATCCCATAAATACCTGAAAGTAACATAATCAACATCACCGATCTTAATACCACCGGTATTGCTGGGATATGTCTTGGTAACCAACTCATAATACCATTTACCATCACGAAAAGTAACCCTTATCCGCTCTACCTGCTTGGGGGATATAGAGACATAAGATCCTCCCACGGAGATATTATCGCCATCATCCGCCCTAGAGGTACCATCCTTTGGATCCTCGGGATCTACGGGGGTGTAGATAGCAGCCTGCTTATCACCTGTATTGATGACAACGATATAATAGCTATCACCTTCCAGACCTTGCTCATGAGCCATCGTAACAAACCCCTGTTCGCTTTCCGGCCTCCATTCTACCACAACCATATGTTTGTCCATAGGGATACCGGATACGCTATTGACGTAGTTGGTTGATGACATGAAAACAGCATGGTCATCGTAAGCCTGATCCACACGCTGATGTTTGGTAGCCAGACTATCAAGACGTGATATCTCAATGGGGTCGATAACCTCAACCCCATTATAATCATACCACTTATATCCGATCATCGTATTCTCACGACGATATTTTCTCTTTCTTATGACCTGACCTCCGGCTAAAGCGTCAATCATAAAATAATCATTACATACTTTTACCATAGCTAGAGAATTAACAGGTTTGACATAAACAAGCCACGATAGTAGCGCCATCAGGAATGGAGGTCAGTGTCGTACCTACCGGGTAGGTCGGGGAGGATGACTCCAGCACCATCACCGACATCCGCTCAACGACCATATTGTTATCCACCAACCTGCTTCCCTCTACATAGAACCGGCCATCATCTACCTCATAGCACTCGCGCACCGGGACCATATGCCTTTGGCTTTTATCCGCGTAATCGCAGATCGTGACCTTAGCCCCTTCAGGGATAGAACTAAGCTCATCTCCAGCATGATAATCAGGGTGATCGGAATACACGACATACAATATGGACTTAATATCCTGTAACGCCGGATTGACCGTCCTGAATCCCTTTAAATGGATTTTATGGCCACCAACCTCATAGCAGTCATCTACCTCCATGATATTAAGGTCACAGCTTATTACCGTCCAGCCACTAACCGTATCTTGGGTAGGGGTAGTATCGGTGGGATGATCAGGATCGGTTGACTCCACGATCTTATAATCAAACTCCCGGACATTAAGCTTATAGTCAATAGACTCCTGACGCCTTATCTTAACCGTACCATTCCCTGTATCATAGCAGGTATCTGTCGTATCCAAGAACCGATTCTCCATATCAGGCATCTCACACTCAACCCTACTCCATTTATCAATCATAGAGGAGTTAATATCGCCTACCTCATATTTATCGTCCTCTGACTGCGTAACCTCGTAGAAATGATACCACTCATATCCTAAAGAGTTATATATAACGATATTATGGATCTTAACCCGTTTATCGTTCTCCGTGACATAACACTGATCATAGTAAGATACATGCCTGTCACGAAGGTTCTCAAGATCGCAAGGAGATTTCTTCCATCCAACAGGGATCTCATCATATTCCTGATCTATTAAGATAGCGCCGTCCTCGCTCTCACGTACAATATACTTGGCCTTCCTATCACCTAGATCACCGTCATAAGAGACAACCTTATCCACCTCAATACGCTGTCCTTTGAAAGCATAACACTCACGATATACTTGAACGTTTCTATCCTCCATATCCGTGAAATCACATGGAACCAAAGAGAAACTCTCTGGAAGGGTAGCTAAGTCGGTCCCCGGGACGAAGCCAGCGTCATCCGACTCAAGGACTTCGAAACGGGTGTATCTGGCCTTTATCTTGGAGTCATAGGAAACCAGCCTACGAAGCTTGACAGGGCCGTTACCTCCGTCGTAACATTCGACGTAAGACCTAATATCACGCTCTTCCATATCGTCGAAATCGCAGACAGCCCTTATCCAAGTGTCTGGCAAGGAACTGAAGCTGGCGCCCTCAGGCTGTGACGGATCGGTAGTCTCCAGGACTTTATAACTCTTATCCCTAACCCCTATATTCCCGTCCCATGACGTGAGAACCTCCAGCTTCACCTTACCGGCCGGTGTCTTATAACATTCTATCGTTACCTCTATATCACGATCCTCCATATCCGTGAAGTCACAAACAACCTCAACCCAGTCATCACTTATGCTGGTAATGAACTTACCTACCGGGTTCTCAGGATCGGTACTTTGCTTGACGCGATACCATTCCTTTCTGGTACCCATCTCATAATCAAATATCTTATATCCCTCTATCTGTACTCTCCCGGTCCCGGTATCAAAGCATTTAAGAACCGGTATTATCTCCCTTTGAGTCATGTCCGGGAAATCACATACTATACGATTCCATGTGTCGGGGATAGCGTCATACTCCGTACCGATAGGATTACTATCGTCTGTCGTATTCACCACCTCATAATGGGATACCTCGGGATTCAGACGGGGATCAACCGACTCTACGCCCTCGATCTGGACCTTGCCCCCTTCCGTGGCATAACATTTACTTACGAATATCAACTCCCGATCGGTCATCTCGGCTATACTACAATCTATAGCCACCCACTCGGCAGGGACCTTATCCAATTCCGTGCCAATAGGAGTATCGATATCCGATGAGTTGATGATAAATATCTTCTCGGCCAGTATCTCCCCCTTATTATTCATATAGGTATGGATACGAGCCTCTACCTGACCACCCGGCGTGCGATAGCATTGGTTGACGATCGACACACGGGCGTCCTTAATGTTAATGAACTGATAATCCTTTTTAGGGACATCGCTTACAAGTCTCTTTACTCCTTTATCATCGAAGTAAACGTAACACCCGTCATTCCTCATCATGACCGGATACGTCTTTCCGTCTATTACAACCCCTGAGAAGTCATCTGGCGGAACGGAGAAACCCATGCTTCCGAATATAGAAGCCAGTCTCTTTAAATACTCATTAATAGCGGACATATTATATCGTTTAATTATTTACCTCAAAGATATATATAATTATTTTTGAACGTAATTAAAAACATAAGATGTATGAGAAGAAGAATGTTCTTTAACAAAAAGCCAACAACACGATATTGTTATTTCATTTTAACAATGATTTCAAATATATCGGAAAGAACGTAGGTCCTGTCACATGGGGGGGGGATCATATGTCTCAGGAAAATTTGATCAAGCCGCTAAATTCGACATCGCCCCTATAATATTCGACCAATCACAATGGTTCTGGGATATTATATCCGAAGGGAACTATACCATAGAACTATGGTATTATTGTACGAATAAAAGCTCAAAACAAGGATTTATAACATCTGATATATCAGGAAGCCCTACAGGATTTGCCTTCTATATAGGGTATGATAATATCATATATGGAAATTTCGACAATTATGAAAGCGTAAGCTCTTCTGTCTTAGAGATAGGATGGAATCACATAGCATTATCATCTAATAACAAATCATGCGGATTATATATTAATGGTATAAATAAATTTAACAAGAAAAAAACCATATCAAAACAAGACTATGATATATGTATAGGAGGAAGAACAGGGTCTGGAGATAATATGACAGGCGGTATTATAGACGAGATGAGAATATCAAACATACCTAGATACACGACAAACTTCACTCCTCCATCACAACCATTTATTATAGATTAAAAAAAGGGGAGAGAATTGAATCTCTCCCCTTTAGGAAATATATGAACGCAAAAAAGGTCGTTCTTATTTGGGTTCGGTCACGATAGCCGGTCCAAGACCAGCGGCAGCTCCGATCATATTGATCATCTCCTGAACACCCTCATGAGCGCCATAGCGTACACGTAAGATCAAGTTAACCGGATCATCGGCGATAACCTTTCCGAATCCTTGAGCGTATCTATGAGGATTAATCGTGATCTGGAAGTCAACGTACTGAGCCGTTTGCTCTACACGACTATATTCGTTCATGAACGTCCGTCCCATGAAATCCTGATGTTTCGGGAATCCATTGAAATGAGCGTAACCCTTCAACTCATCATCCATCATATTGCCGCCTACGTGAGTACGTGGTGCTTTGCTGGACAATCTCTCGAAGTGAAGCTGATCCCACCAGATAGGAGAACCCTCATCCAAAGAATCGGGATAACCGCCGCTAGCTCCAACGATCTCTACGCTATCCTCGATATAAGTCATTTGATCCATCAAGCACTCTGACGGAGATAATAACATTTCCTTACCACGGAAACGGATACCGCACTTGCAATTCGTGCCAAGTTCCTGAGCCGACTCCAATTTCTTCCACATACGGTTGCGGTAGGACGCCGGAGCCTTGCTGGTGAAGAATCCCTCGAACACCTTGTCGCACTCATCACACAACATGTTAGTATATACCGTTGTCTGGAAGCTATGCTGGCAAGCCGCAGGAGTACCGTAGTCAGTGATCTCCAGTTCCGGGAAAGCCTGTTTGATTTCCTCCAAAGCACTGTTCCCGCACTCATCATCCGGGATCGTGATATAATACTTCTCGGTGGATACCTTGCAAGAACCACAAGCTGACCATGAAGCGGTACGAACCGTAGGATTCTCGCACATATCGGATGTCTTAGCCACATAGTAGATGATAGCCGTAGGATTAGCCTCCACGAAAGTAGAGATCTCCTCATCCGTCAATTTCTTGGAAGTAGCGGCAATATACAAACCTGATCCCTTGATCTGACTCATCTTGTTAACCGTATCGGCTACAACGTTAGGCAATGACTCCACCGTAGTAGACATATCGACACCGTCATCCTCCAAGGAGATAGAATACAGATAACCACCCTTAACCTCGGTATAGTTAGGAGGACAATCCGTACATCCTTTCATGATAGAGATAAGACGTTGAGTATAATCAGCCGGTTTAGTGCCTTTCTTCATCACCTTATAACGTGACATGCTACCCTCGATAGTCTCACGAACGATCTTCAATCCCGGGTATTGGGCGCGAACCTCAGCCAAGGCCAGATCGTCACCGGTATCACATACCTCCATGCAATAGAAGTTCACGTCCTCCGTCTCAGGCTCCGTAGCCTCGTTAGTACATCTTGTAACCGGAGTGATATCAATATAATCAGATACCTTACCACCTCCAGCGATAGGCTGATTCTTCATCCTCTCGATACACTTCAATACGGCGGGTAACAAATCAACCTCCTCGCAAGGATCGCACTCCTCGCATTGATTTGGAGTATTATCACAATCATCCAAAAGAATGGCGTCATTGATCTCTACACGACCCTCCTCATAGCCAAGAAGCTCAAAGGCACGACCAGCGAGAACCAAGCGGATAGCGATACGGTCTCCTTTGGAAACTGAGAATGCCGTGTCATCAGAAACACCATTGTATCCTAAGATAACATCATCGACATAAGCATGATCTTTCTTCGGCCAAGAAGCGTAGATCTCTGTGATCTCGTTCAAGGAGAATAACGGCGTGGAAAAATCCTTATCATAGATAGAGCGGGAAGCCGCTTGTTCATTACGACCGATACGGATCTCATAACGCTTGTCGTTACGAGGCTTACCGGTAAAATCAATCACGGCCTTACAACCGTTCTCGGAAGTATCTTTAGTATCGTAAATACCGATCTGTCCTTCCTTCAAGAAGATGGAATCAACATCCACCATCTTAGCGTGTGGGGATACGAAAAGTACCCGGTCTTGCGGTCTGTGCAACATATTATCAATATTTTAGTTTAAAAATCATTTACCTAACGCAAACATAATAATAAAGACGATCACGACAATAAAGTACAGCCATGAGTATATAAATATTAATACGGATTACATTTTTTGTAAAGCTACTCTATTAAAACAAATCCATATTCATTTATAATATTATCAACATCATTAGATGACAATGAAAACCACTCTCCTGAAATCCTCTTGTCGGAAAACTTATCATGCAAACATCTCTCTATATCACCTTTTACACAAGCTATGATACTTAACCTTGGATTAGCGCATCTTAAATCCCTCTCTCTCTTCTTTACATTAAACGTCTTACCTATTTTAATATCCTTACTTAAACCATCGACAGCCAAATAGGTGAATATATTACAATCATGATCATCATCTACATCATTTACCAATATATCAATTATATCATCGACAGATTCGAATATACCCATTTTTATAAACTTGCATATATCTTTTTGAATACAAACAATCCTTTCCGATTCTTGCTTGGTGTATAAAAACTTATCACATTCACCGGTAACAGTCTTATTTATAGCAAAAATTATTCTCTCAATATCATCAGAACTAAAAAATGAAGACAGATATCTATACATATCACTATACTCGTTTCCTCCCCTTATATATATAATAGCGTCATTGCTTATATCTGATCTTCCAAACATTTTTATACATTCATTATATATAGATGGATGTAATTCCATGGCGACCATCATCCATATCTCTTTAGCACACATAACCAACCTATTCGATCCTCTACCGGTAGATTTATACACCCCAAGCGATTTTAATGTCTTGACAAGAGATGTGTTGTTTACGTCGTTAATAAAACTTGATAAAGATATACCTCTTATATACTTGTCTTTTATAACATAATATATACGCTCAGAACTATTCCTATTGGATAAAATTCCCTCTATCCTCTTATCACTCCATCCTTCTACGATTCTCTTTCTTAAATAAGCCTCTTGTAAGTCAGTCAAAGACATAAATGATGTTTCTTCATCACATCTAATAGGTACACCGAATAAAATTTTACTACTTGAAATCATATCATAATATTTTACACAATTAAATATTATGCAAATATAGAAATAAAAAAGCAAAAACACACATACCATGAAATAAAAAAAGACCCGCCTATTTCTAGGCAGGTCTTTCTATCAAACTAACGTTGTTCACTTAAAAGAAGCCACATTATCCTTATCCATTCTATATCTATACAATTCATTCTCATTAAGGTTGAATTGTTTAGCGACCATATCCAGAATCTCCTCCACAAGATAATCGGGCAGCTCCGGGTCGATGTCCGTAGATTGGATACCGGCGGCGTTGATATACCCCGACAGGTCCACCCTGACAGGACGGCGGTAGTACGTCATCTTAACCTCCTCGGTACGGAAGCCTGACTCGTAGACCACGACCTTCCCGTTCCCTATGGAGTAGAATGTCTCCCGATAGTCGTAAGAAGGGCGGTTATTCTCGTCTCCAAGAAGCTCATGGATATTCTCGTTCTTAGCCTCCCACATAACGAAATCAGTGACCTCACACCCTTTGTATGAGAAAACGCCTTTTATGTTAGAGAACCATAGATAGTCGTCAGGTAAGTTAAAGGACGTAGACTCAGGGTCATCCATCCTACCCGCATTATCCAACGACATCCAATAAACAAGAAGGTTTTGGATGGAGCGTATAGTCTCGTCATCCTTCCTATTGAGATAGTACTTAACCAACCGGTCTTGGGCCTCGTTGAACAACAGCACGAACCTTCCCGGATCAAGCTTAATCCCGCCATTGGCCAGATTCTGCTCGTTCTTCTGCAAAGACCTTAGATACGCTTCTTGGATTGTCATCGTTATTCCTCCTTAGCCTTATCACCTTCCTCTACGTCATCCTTCTTCTTAATATCCTTAACCTTCTTGGTCTTGGACTTATCATCGATATTAGACATAGACATGATCTCCTCATACTCATCTAATACATTAGCCTTTATGTTAATAAAGTCTTTCTTGGTAGCCAAGAACTCAGCGGATGTCCGAACGTCAGGTCCTATGATCTGGCCATTATATTGTAATCCGGATGGAGTCATATTGATACGACCATTTCGTTGAAGGACGTTTACGATACGGTAAAACTCAAGAACTTCCTTGAAATCACCTTCCAATGACCGATCCCAGATATCAAGCAGATAATCAACATTGGTCTTCTTCTCATTCATCCAGTTTGATAGAGATCCTGTATAATACTCATCCTCCGTGAAATCCGGGCGAGTTACGATACCGATGTAAAGAAGAAGATCGATGACAGCCTGACGATCGTCGCCGCCTTTCTTAAGGGCGCTGATAAACTTATAGCTGATGTTCATCTTATTGATCTCACGCTGCTGAACGAAATCCTTCATATTGTCTTTCTCCACGAAACAGAACATGGAGTTCATGAAGACAGGATCGCCATCCATTTCCTGAGGAGTCAACATGCCGGAAAATACAGCCAGATATAAATAAAATAGATCTACGGTATTAGCCGTATTATAAACCTTACCCATGAAGATCTTATCCTTAGCGTCATCCCAAAATTCTAAATTGGTTTGAGATAGATCCATCTGCGACATTTCCTCGAAAGGCTTCATGATATTATCTACCCGCTGTTTGACGAGCCTGTCGATCTCATTCTTGTCAAGACCATTATAGCATCTTGATCTTGGATAAAAACCGGTGTTATAGGCCTTGGAGAAATCATCCCAAGGGCAACATACGTGAGTAGCGTTCTCCGGGAACGGAACTTTAGCTATATTAGCGTCTTGAAAGGCCTGAGGAGCACTTCCATCGTGTTTGCCTACAACCTCATATAAGGTATCTGACATGATATTAAAACCGTTTACCTCGGCCAATACCTTCCTTGATTTTAAAATTTCTTTCATTTCCTTTTTGCGTTACTTTAAAAAAGAGGAGAGGAATATCCTCCCCTCTAAAAACCAAATTACATATATGAAAAAACTTATCCGAAGTAGTTCGGTTGAAGCTCGATAATCAAGAACTTACTATTATCCATAACCCATGCTGCGGAAGCAGAGTGGCACCAGAATTGCTCTTTCATGCCCGGCAAGGATGATACGATCTCATTACCGTTGGCTTTGTGTGCCCAACGACCGTATTCATAACCCCACCACATACTTACACCTTCTGGTTTGATATAGAATACGTTGTTGTTCATATTACCTAACTTAGCGTTAGCCGTATTAGGAATAGCGGAATACGCGTTAGTCGATCCAGCGTCAGTGATATTCTCGATAATACAAGAATAAGAGGATCTAGGATACATGCCATTCACCAACTCGCTACGATCTGTCATGTCGGCGTAATCCAAAGAAGGATCATGCTCGAACTCAACATTACCGATGCCCGGGATGAAAGCTCCCTTAACCTGAACAGGACCTAAGATCATGGCGTCGTTAGTACCGGAAATAGGATTAGAAGGCAACATCCTATCGCTTCCCATACCCCAGCTTAAGTTCTGCAAGGTAGTGAAGAACGATTCCCTGATCAACTTCTCTAAGTTAATCATAGCCATAGCTCCTACCTTGAACTTAATCTTACGTTCCGTAATAGGAAGATCCTGACGTCCACGGAAAATATAAGCTGCGGCAGCCATAAGCGTATCCTTAGTAATACCCATCGGGCGGCTATAGTAGATAGTGTAACCACGGCGAAGCTGACGATAGATACCTTCATTCAAATGGATAGGACCATTTTGATCCATGATAATACCACCTTCTTGCCACATCAACTGTCTAGCTTCCAGCTTAACCAACTCAGCCATACAGAACACCTCCAACGTAGAGGCTACTTTAGCTGTACGCAAATCAAGTTTACCATTAACAGTCTTACCGATAATAGCCAGATCAGGAATATTACCCTCATACTCACTTCTCATGGCATTCATACGACGAAGAGCGGTCTCCACGAACTCTGAAGTGCTATTCTGGGCGGCCTGCATGGACTTCATACCAGCGTACATAGTTGTCTCGCCCTCAACACCACGGTGGTTACCTAAACGGAACTCACAGGTCATGGAACCGGCCTTGTCAGCTCCAGATACCTTAGAGAACTGAGTGCTGTACTCACCAAGAGCATGACCGATCTTCCAATAACGGATACCAGGACGTAATTTCTCTTTAGGGAAGTATTTAGCCTTACCACCGATAACATGACACCAATAACGTGTCAAGTCACCTTCTGTCTTAGACGGGATCTCACCTGAGATAAGGATATTACAGCCGTTAGCGGCGTCATAGGTGATGACATCATAAGCCGTAAACTCAGAGGTATTCAAAACGATATCAAACAAACTACCGTCAATACCCGGTTTTAGATGATGACCTGAAGTATCCTCAGCCGTAACGACAGCGAATGTCTTTGTAACAGGTAAATCATAACGGAAAGAAGCTCCAATACCGTTAACGGAGATCGTAGCGCCGTTATTAATCATACCCATATACATCGGTACAGGGTAATTAGCGATATTAGAGAACAGATTCAAAAGACCCAGATGATTCTTGTCAGGATCCTCATAATACCAGCTCGCCAATGAGCCTAAGTTATGCTCTACGAGCGAAGTCTTATAGTTCTTGGCATCGGTGAAGGCAATAACGTTATCACCATTCACGGTAGCCGGAAAATTTTTTGTCAAAAATGGATTCATTTCTATTTATTTTTAATGTTATACACTCTTTGATCCACTCAGATCAAGGAAGTTAGCCTCTATAGTATCATTATCGATATTATTTTTATTCTGCTTTCCTCCCTTATTGCCAGAAAGAAGAGTGATGGTCTTCTTATTGACCTCCATCTTAACCTTGTTAGTTTTCTGTTTAAGGAACTCGTCCTTATTCATCAAGAACAAGGCCAGATCAGCGGCCATGTCCGGATTCTTGATAGCCTCCGAATAAGCTTTATCTATAGCCGTATGACCTTGATTGTCTATCGGCTTGGTAACGAAATCGACAGCCTTACCTATCATCGTGTCAGTCAACTGAAATCCTGAGCTTATAGATGTCTTTAGACCTTTCTTATAGACTTTCATCTGCTCAACTAATTCCTGTCTCCTTTTCTCGGACTTTTTTTTCTCCTCCTCGATAAGGTTATCCATCTCCTTTTTCAGGATATCATGGAACTTATTGGCCTTGGACTCAATAAACTCATCGCCCTTGCCGATCATCATCTCCATATTATCCTTTATCTCGTCTTCCGGCATACCCAACATCTTATAATAATGCTGGATAACCGCAAGCTGATCATTTTTATTACTCATATCAAGGTTATCCAACGGAGCCTGAATACTCTGATATTGGCTTAATAGTTGGCCAACGTTACCACCGGCCTTATCCACCTCTATCATCTTCTTCATGAAATCAGACATCGAGCCGGTATCAACCTTGTCTTTCAACAACTCATCAGCCTTGTCCTTGATCAATCCCTCCACTATATCGAGTAAATCATCCTCTTTAGTGATAGTAGAAAGATCGACCGGTTTATCATCTACCATAATATCTAGGTTCTCGATACTGTCTATGATACCTCTGGCGGCCATCTTCTCCAAGAAAGATTTCCCGTTAAACCCTGATACCACGTTATTATTATCAGCACCGCCTTCGCCAAGAGAATCCGGGTCTGGGTTGGTAGCATCGCCGCCCTTATCCCCGCCACCGTCAGCCGCTCCGCCGTCGGCAGGCTCTTCCTTGGAATCACCTATAGGATTACCATCCTTATCATATTTACCCTCGATATTATTCTTATCGCCATCACCGTCACCACGGTAAAAAAGTTCCTCGACACTCATGGTCTTAAAACCCTTAGCGAAATCACCCATGTCATTCATACAATTTCCTTTTTTGCTTTTTACAAAATTATCATTAATCTAATTACCAATTAAATCAAACCCATTATAGTATATGACAGAATTTTACGCCAAAATGATTACAGATTTTGTAAAAATATTTACAAAACTTGTAATCAATTCTTGTTTATTATTGACGTAAACCTATCTGTATCAGAACGTTTGTTTCTAGCGTCTATCTCCTTTTCCTTTAATTCCAACTTCCTTTTCTCTATCTCCTCACGAGATCTTCGCTCAGCCTCGGCATTAGCCTGTCTGGTTCTCATATCCTCCTCACGGATATCCAGATCCCTTTCCTTCAAGGCTCGATCCGCTATAGCTTCCACATAATCCATACCCTCTGCGTTATCTTGTGTCCTAGCCGCTTGACCAGCGGCCATTATGCTCTTACCCCTTAAGTCGAAGTTGCCCTTGATATAAGCCAGCTCCTTATCCTTCTCATGCTCATCATTACGTGCCTGTTGCTCGGCCTCGGCTTGCTGCTGGACAAGTCGCTGTTGATTCTGGTATTCTTCTTGCCTTACACGATCGGCGTAAGATCTAGCATCCCTTCCGATCTGATTCATCTCAGCCGTTGAGTTGGCGCTCATCATCCTAGTGATATCAAGTAAGTCATTACCTAACGTATTTGTCTGTAATATATATTGTTTCAAATTCTCCAATTCCAGACGTTTCTTGGAATTAGAGACAGCCATAACATTAAGATGACGTAACGACAAGCTATTATCCGTAAGACTGATGTAAGCCAAGGAAAGATCGCTATTCCTGTACATCACGGTCCAATCGTATCCTTCCTTCTGGCATACTTGAGCCACGGCTAGATGAATATCCAATGTCCGTTTCTTGAAGTCATCGAAATCATTAAAGTAAGTCTGGGTCTGTAACATAGTAGCGTTAACTCCCTGTTTTACGCCCGTAGAACTCTCATATCTCGTTGACTGACCCATTGCCTGTTCGGATATACCTATCATCCTATAAGCCATCATATAGGCGTAAGAAGCCATTTCCATACGGGATCTTATCTGATCCGTATTAGTAAGATCATATACACCAAACTGGTTATATATGCTACTCATCTGCGGATTCTGGTAAGGATTGTTTGTGTCATTACCACCTACACCCATAAATGAGACGGACTTAACAATCTGCATAAAAGTAGCCAAAGCTCCCTTCTTGTCCATCATATCCTTATATTCCGTAGGCAGGAATCCTAAGTCGCCTAAGAAGAACTTACCGATCTCCTTCTCGGCGTTATTGTATAGCTGGTTCATAGCAAGGTTATACATCATCTGGAACGGCTGTATGCGATCAGCGAGACTAGCCCCTATAAATCCAGAAACCGGAATGACATAATCATACAGACTGCTATCACCATGTATCTGATGAGGTATTGGATCCCCACCAATATATATAGGCTTATCCATTAAATTACCTCCGGTGATCTTAACGCCAAACCTAACCTCAGGGACATACTCCAAGATATAGGTGTTCACCTCAGGATCACTGACGGCTTCTGCCATGACCCTCTTCACTTTCTTTATACCATTCTTCTCCAAGAACTCCGGGAGAAGCTCATCTGTCACAAGCTCCTGATCCACCATTCCGGTCTCCGTCATGTAAGTTATTAAGAATATCGGTTTCATGGATACCCAATATCCCTCCATGACCCTAAAAAGGCGAGAGTCTATCTCATATCTCTTGCCATCGGCCATTCCGGAGTTGAAATATCCAAAGGGATGGAAGCGGGGCAAGAAGCGGGGCTGGGTGTGTTCCTCCCCGTCCGGCCCGAAGGTGTGGTACTCGCCCATCGGAACGCCGTAGTAATCCTCAGCGGCGACTATAGATTCATAGTCATGGTATCCCTTCCATGGGACAACCTCATTCTCGTACATACCGGTAATAGACGGTTTCTTTTTCTTCCAGTCATACCTAGCACCGTCATTAGATACCCATCCCTCATAATCATCGTCACCTCCCATAATCCGACGCTTGTCCTTGGCTGTCATCTTATGGCCGTATCTTGATATCAGCTCAACACCCTCGTAATAATGAATACGGCCCACATAAGATCCGTATTGCGGGTATTTCACGTCAGGATGGAATACCTCCATCGGACTCCATACCTCCGGACGGTAGTAATCGAAACCAACGAAATGATTCCGGAACATCTTTCCGCTAAGAAGACGATCCCGGAAATTCTCCCTGTCAAGCTCATCCATATAAAACCTGCTACGATCAGCCTCGATCGTATGATCTCCCCATACAGCCGCCTGCGTCTTCCATCTGGTACTCATGAACCTCTGGATATCATCTGGTGTCATAGACACCTTAGCTTGTTGAATTTGCTCTGCGTAAGCCTGACGTTCCTCCTCGGAATTAAACTCATTGTATGTAGGATCAAGCCCGGCTTCTACAAGACGCTGATTGACGATAATATCCCACTGTTCTTGTATATGGCGATGAAGTAAGTTTGACATCGTATCCTCATACTCACTTATAGCCATATCCCCTACCTCATTAACCGTATACTTATCCTGTAGGTTTGTCAACCATCCCTCAAAAGCGTTTACAATACCACCTATGATATCATAATGCTTCAAGAAAGAGGGTATCCTTATATCACTCCTTAACTTCTGTACGTTCCTTAACTGTGGGATAACATCCGCCATCTCCATAAAAGATAACTTACCATCCGCCATCAGATAATAGTCACGGTACATTTGGTTACAATCATACTGTTTCAATCCTATCGCCTCAAGAGCATCCATACAATCCTCCTTCCATTTCCTGTTCTTTTTCTTCGTGGAAATAGCCTGAGGAGGTAATCCTAATAGCGCCCCTTTTGCCGGAAACGAATGATCTCTATTGAAAATCTCCATGTCAATCTAATTTGTTTTTAGCAAAGATAAGTTATTAAGCAACACTAAACTACCGAAACGCACCTATAGATACCGATCCAAAGGCAGAGGCATATATCTCATGGTGCTTATAAGCGTCTTCCTTGCGGGCGTTATTCATCTCATCTATCTTCGATTTAGGCATGTAGTTATTATCATCAAAATACCTAGCGAGAACCAACGCATGCCCGAAGGCTATTATCCTATCGACGTTCAATCCGGGCTTATACTGTATTATCTCATCCAATAGGGCTATATCATCGATCAGCTCAATACCCTTGACAGTTATATCAAGACCAGTACTATCATCATATCCGATAACGAAATCCTGCCAACAGTAATCCACGACACACGAGAATAGCAGGTTCTGGTTACCGGGGGTAGGATATAGACCTAACTTGCTGTTCTGCCGGGAGCCGGCCTTCACATACTTATTGGCTATTGCCTCACCAGCAAACAGGAAGAAAGACGCTGGCATACCGCTTTTACGGTTAAGGTACTGCTCATACATCTGGTCAGCGTTCTCCATAAGACATATAGCACCATATCCCTTCTGAAGCACCTCACAAGTACGGCAAAACTGATCTATGGATGATGGGCGGGATACGTAAGAGGCAACTATTCTATAGGCATAAGGATCTCGAATACCGACACGCCTTTTGAATACATAAAAAGCTCCTAATGAAGGGGTATCAGACTTGGCCTGTTTATAGGGATCTTGGCCTGCAACATAAATAAAATCATCAAACCTATTAGATTGAGGCATCTCGAATATCTGGACAGGAGCGTCGATAACACCTCCACTAAACGGGAAACCAGCTAGCTGTTTATTAGATTTCGTAGTACCAAGCTTATTGCCCGATTCAAGAAAAACATCACACAGCATGCCACTATATTGACCCGACTCAAGAAGATCGTTCTTATGCTTGATAGCGTACTCAACCGGGAACAGATTTTGAGAAGAGCTTAAAAAACAGTCATCAATCGTAAAAGGATAGAACATAGTATGAGAGGTATAGGCTACCCTGTCCTTTGTAGAAAGCTTCTTCCGTTCCTCATTAAGTTTATTGGTGCTAGCCTCGAAGTCTGTGGCGTCAATCTTGATCTTATTAAGCTTCTTATCATCAGGTTTTCCTAAATAATCACCCAAACCTATAGTTACCTTGACACCAGAGTTTGCCATTTGTCCCGGGACAAACATCGCCCATTTCCGTTCTTTCCATGTTTTTCCTTTCATGGCTCTACGGTTTAGGATATCCCAGTCCATGACCAGAAGGTTATATGTCTCGGGATCGGAGAACATCTCTTGAGCGTCCTTAGACAACTCCACCTCACCACCGGTACCGGCCAAGATAGGACTAAGACGCCAGCCATAAGGCGTGTCGTAGGATGGCATGGCGGCCGTGTAAGGCTTCTTTATCGGACCTTTGCCTACCTCGTCGAAAATAGCCGTAGCCGGTGTCAAACCAGCCGTCTTCTGCGTGGAGGTCTTCCTACCCATGTTGATGTTGGCTATAGAGATAATGGCATGGATATCACGTACACCATTGGACATCCTCTTGCCTAATGTAACGCCCGAACTCCAGTCGGTCTTGGTTCTGTTGATCCTGAAAAAAGGATGCACATGATCAAGACCATACTCACAATACTCGCCGATATTGGATAAATCACTGTCGCTGAATCCTACTACAGAATGACTAAGACCGATAGTCATCGTAGCGTTCATCTGGAGAAGTGATGACATGATGGTCGTATTATGGGATACGACAAAATTGGTAGTAAGAAACTGATGCGATTTATTATCGACCTCAATACAAGTAGCCTTATATCTACCGTAATAATCTATATCAGATATCCTAAGCCTATCGTGAGTCTTAGATATATACATATCGTCACCATCCATGACACAATAATACCCCATAGACCAAAATATTTTCCTTACAAAGGATATAATATACTCGCTTTTATAAACGACCTTAAAACGATCGTCACCGGTATTTATACCGCAAGCGATCTTCATAAACGATCCTATGAACAACTCTTTCTGTTTTTTGGATGAATAAATGACATCATCCATCTCCTTCTTGCTTAGCTCAAAGATCCTGTCGGTAGCTCCACAAAGGAAGGAGGCGGCCAGAGACCCCATGAGCTGGGGCGATATCAGCCACCTCCGCTCAGGGAAATCTACCGCTTCCCCAATATCTATAGTCATTTTGGAGAAGTCAGAATGGATGATACCCATAGTGCTCATAACCTTATAATCACCATGATACTTGACTTTCCACTGGTGCTGCCCACAACACACCACGCTGCGACCGTCCTCAAAGGTCACTTTGTACGTATCAACGAATCCCTGAGGATATACGCCCACTATAGTCGTAAGCTTACCATCATCGCCATATATGATATCCCCGATATCAGCGAACCCTATCTTCTTAGGTCCATGAGGAGTATATATCAGCTCCGAGTCCAGAAGAGCCTTGCCAAAACGACGAGTACCAAACATCCCCAACCCTTTCTTCTCCTGACGGGCACGTTGGTACATCTCGGCGAAAAACCATTCGTTATCACGCAAACGACTGATCGCTGGCACACGTTCCCCGTTTGGAAGATCCTGGAATACGGGAAAGAAATTAACATGCCAATAAAGCCATGGCGGGATGAACGTACCGTTGATAGTTATCCCGTTCTTGACCTTATAAGCCTCCTCTGTAAAGAACTGCTTAACATCATCATCCTGATCCTCCCATCCGAACAGATCGTTCCATACAGGGGGATTCTTCATGTTTACATAAAATTCTGGACTCGTGCTTAAACTCATTTCATAATATCCTTTAAAACAGACTCGATTCCACCAGAAACCTGACCCTTACGTTCCTTTTTCTGGACATTGCTTACAGACCTATATACATCCATGATCCCACTTTTCTCCATATAAGAATCATTCCATGTATTTATCTTATCGATTAATTTTGATATGAAGTCAAATGCCCTTGCCATATCCTCCGGCTTCTCCTTATCCCAAGGATGTTTATCAATATAAGTCTTAGCGTCGTTTATGGCTTTAGCTATGACCTCAAGATTGTCATTCACCCGATCAGCGTCCTTACTCGTCGGCTTTCGTCTTCCCTGTGGCATTGGCTTTCATATCCTTAAATTCGTTATACTGTTTCATAAGAAGCTCATAAGATTGAACAACCCCGATCTTACTTACTTCCGTCACACTCATGTCATGGAACATATCCTCAAGCTCCTTGTCAGCATATCTAAGACGTTCCTTGTCATCATAAAACACGAATCCAGACGTTCTGTCTTCTATAATACTCTTGGCGGTGGACGCATATGTCGTGTCTAAATCCAGATCCATACCGAAGCTGGTAGCCAACTGGATTATAAACATCAACCTAGAATTAACTTTCACAGCCTCTATATTCAACATCTGTATCTTATGAGTCATCTCATGAAGAGAGACGAAATTCTCCTCCTTTATCAACGATGATGATTTAAGGGCTATCTTCTTGGTTCTATCCTCAATCTCACTATAAAGACGCTTGCTCTCACGTTTTATAGCCAGCCAATGTCTTATATGAGTATCTGCTTCTTCTTTAAGATAATCCCTGATCTCTTTCTTAATATCCTTATCCTCTTCCATTACGCATTGTAATCGTTATTGTTTAATTCAATCTCATCACTAATACTTTGGTCTATAGACCTCAATAGATCTCTGGTACTAACATCCCGCAAGAAGCGTACATTACCACCATTAGCCCTAGCAACTCTCCTTAAAGCGGAGTAAAGTATATCACCCAGCGAATATTCGGGTAACTCACGGCAACCGACTTCCATAACAATAAGAGCATGGATACGATCATCTATCTTACTTCTTTCGGGACTTCGCATAGTATTTACTTATAAGCTTCCCCTATAATACGTAGCGGGAAATGTTTGAAATTACGTTCAGGATCGTCCTTAGTATAACCAATAAGAGATAGATGTTTCTCAAAATAACCTTCCGTGTATTTTGAGGTATCCAACGTCATCCTAAATATAGTTCTATTCTCATTGTCAGGATGTTTGTTATATGAAACGTCTCCCATACATCCACATCCAAGATGATGCTCCTTGACATGGAAACCATCTTTATGGGTGATAAATAACACGATTTCTATCTTATCACCTATTTTCTGATCAAAAACATTTAGATAAAACTCGCTCTCGTCATCCGTAAGTCCTATATCAAATGCATCGTTAGGGCACTCGATATTAAAATCGTTATGATCGGCGGTTATGACCTCCATAGCATTCCATTTGGCTTTCTCTCCTTCTACGAATTTCAACGGGCATACCTCAGTCTTCATCCAAGCCTTCTCCTTGATAAAACAACCACACAACGAGCAAGCCTGCCTACCCATCAATCTTTGCAATATTACCTTAGCAGGTAACTTAAAGAAAGCTATATTAGAAGAGTTCTTAGGACATTTCTTGCATAAATCAAGACGATTCTTGTACCACTCCGGATAATCCTTCTCATCCTTAGGAATCCTACCCAATAAACTGTCTTCCCAAGCTTGGGCTATTACTTGGGCCTTACCGATTGTTTGCATATTATTTCTTAAATTGTTTTTGTTGAAAATCCTGTAATTGTTCCCATGTCATTCCATACCGACATTGATACATGGCCTCATGGTTATCACGTATAAGAGGATCTCCGTTCTTCAACCCCTCCATATCCTCTATCGCCTTAATCTTCTTATCCAGACAATCAAGTTCAATAGGCATCCTTTCATCCGGATAACGATTACCTTCCTTGACAAATATCCGGCGTATCTTATCACGCCTTACCCGCATCTCTCGGAGATTGCATATAACGTATCCGATAAACGGGATTCTGATAGATATATTGTCAGTATACCTAGCTAGGTGATGGATGTAAGATACGGATGCTTTCATGCACCACTCTACCTGTTGTTTGGTAAACTTCCCATCAGATCTTCTTACCACCTCATCCACGATATCCCTATCGAATGAAATAAGATTCCTACCCATCAATATCCAATTTGTTTCTCTTGAACACAAACCCCATTACACGAGTATCATCACCCTCCCCGTCAAGAATAAAATAGTTACGTAAGCTTCTCATCTCAATAGACAGCTCACGGGTACGGAAGTTCCCGTTCTTCTTGTCCACCAGAAAACCCCCACGTTTAAGCTCGTTGTTCAGGACAGCGACGTAAGATTCCTTCTGTCCATGACAATCCATGTACTTAGCCCTGGTATCATCAGAGTATCCGTAGTTGATGTAGAAAGAAAGTAAGTTTATCGTCCTTTCAGTAATCAAGCTCCTACCCCTAGAATCCAGATAGCCGTTGTATATCCTTAAGAACTGCTGGATCATATCCAACCTAGTATCGTAAGGCAATGCGAATACGAAAGCTTTTCTCTGTTCCGGCATATGAAATTAGTTTTCAGCAAAACTACTTAAAAAAAATATCGTTGTCAAGAAATTTTGCCATAATCGACATAATATATGCTGACTAGCATGTATTTACGAGAATCCAAAGGGAAAAGGCTAGTGGGGTAGGACGAATGAAGCCATGTATGTCTACGGCTGGCTACAATAGCAAGGGCAGTGAAGTTCACGTACGCTATGCGCGTGGACGGCGGGGAACATCCTTATCCTGCCTCACGGGATGCGACCACTCCTTTTTTCTTTTTGGCTTTTTATCGTCCCATGACATAGCCAAGGCATCCAAAGGGAAAAAGATTGGTGGGGGACACGATGGGGCACCCAAGGTAAGGCTACCGCCGTTATGCCGGACAATGCCGCCAGAGGTTCGCTATTGACATGGACGGCGGTAGAGATATATTCGCCTGCCGGAGCGTGAGCGACCGAATACGACCTTACCTTTTTCCCTTTGGATTCCTTCCTCCCAAGCTATGGGATATAAAGCCAAGGGGAAATGGTAGGCCTTGGGGCGATGGGGCCTGCCGTAGAAGATACGGACGGCCGGAGCGTGAGCGATCGTACAAGACCTCGCTTTTTCTTCTTTGGCTTTTTCTCCACCCGATCCCCTTACCGGGATCCCAGCTTCCGGTATAGAATACGGCTTATACCAGGTTTAGCCTGCGGTATGCTACCTGACGGCACCATACCTTGGCGGTAAAAAGCAATGTTTTATTAAATAGAGACTTTAAGTGGAGTACACAGGAACTCGACGTCAGGAGAGGTTCTGTGTACGGATAGAGATATTAGTAAGTAAAATATATTTATAGAGTTAATTATATTTAATAATATACCTATTAACGCGCGCGTAACAAGTAGGTTGAGAAAAACCATCGTTCACGCGCACAGCGTTTTACGGACATCACCTACCCTCCTTAAACAACAAATGGGCGACCTTCACAGGCTACCCATCCATCCGAATAACTTGTTTCGTATTGATGAAACTTGTATATTCGCAGCAAAAAATTTAAAAAAAATGTCTGGAACAAAGATAGCACTTTTACAGAAAATGAAATCAAATTTCGATAAGATTCTTACCGAAAAGTATATTCCACGTAATATTCAGACCAAGAAAGATGAGCTAGGATGTGTAAAACTTCCAGCCGGATCACTTATATGTCCAGTTGATTTTAAGCCTGTTACTAATAAGGAAGGCAAGAAAGTGACAGCCATAAAATATTCATTGAAACATGAGGAGTATCATGGATCGGGAATCCGGATCAGCGATGAATGTAAGATGGCAATGATATATCTTATTATCATAAACGTACTCAAACATGTGTTTCTAAGAAAAAGGATGCAAGATGGAAACAGAGATCAGATAGAGATCAATACCAATGATTTTATTGATATTCTATCGGATGGATGCGCTTATTTCTGCTACCGACATGTATTAAGAGATTCTCACGAAGATATAAACTACCAACTTATAAGTCTAAAGGCTTGGGCTGAAGGAGAGATCAGAATAGCATTGTCAGATATCGTAAAATACAAGCATAAGGCTAGTAAGGTACCAAGGATAAAGGATATGTTTGTAAAGAAAGGAGAATCCATATACACTTGCATTGATAAGAATCTTGATTCGGATTCTAGACGAAGAATGGCTAACAAAAGCCGGAAGCTTGATAGGGTGAGAATCCTTTCCAAAATAATATTCAGAGCCAGAACCAGAAACGTACATCACATATACAAGGTAACTAAAAGAAAGACAGTTAAGTTCAATGTAGCATACCTTCTTAATGAGTTGAATAAGAAGCTCATAGGCATAGGTATGCGTGAAATATCTCAATCCACTATATACAGATACATAAGCATGTTCTTAGACATGTGTAAGAAGAGTATATCCGATTTGTATGACGAGGTAAAAAAAAACAATGGAGTGGTGAATACCAAAGACAGAAAGAACGTAACTATCGGATGCTTAAGACTATTATACAAGGGGAAATATATGCATATCCTTATATCGACAGAATACATAAGAGATGTATTTTTAGGAGAAAAATCTTCCGAGATGAGTAAAGCTGGATGATTTGAGTATCAGATATAAAATTTAATATTTACATATTATTCACATTTATTTTTAATAGTTAATTATAACTATTCGTATCTTTGTACCATAAACTTAAAAAGACATGGTACAAGAGGATTTTAGAAACGAAAACGACCTCCTTCGTCATATTATGACGGTGGATAAAAACGTAGAGCAGGGTCGTGCCTTGAAGAAGATTTTCACCACTAGGGAGAATCTGTTTATTACCGGTAGAGCCGGTAGTGGTAAAAGTACGTTCATGAGACGTATCGTAAAGTTCTTGGGTAAGTGCGTTATCGTAGCCCCAACTGGAGTAGCGGCGTTGAACGCCGGAGGACAGACCATTCATTCGTTCTTATCTATAAAGAACGATCCTTATATCCCTTCTATCGAGAGAGGTATGTTGTCTAATAAGGTGGATGTAAGTCCGTTTATGAAGAAGAAGATCAGAAACCTTGATACTATCGTTATCGACGAGATCAGTATGGTAAGACCTGATTTGCTTGATGAGGTGGCTGACATACTTAGACAATGCAGGCGTAGCAAGGAACCTTTCGGTGGAGTTAGGTTGATTATGTTTGGAGATCTATCACAACTACCGCCTGTGGTGACGGCGGATGATTTTATCGACAAATATTATGAGAGCCGGTTCTTTTTCTCATCAAAGGCATTAAGAGCGTCAGGATTTTCGGTCATTACCTTCGAGAACGTATTCCGTCAAAAAGATCCTCAGCTTCTTTCCGTACTTGAGGATATAAGATGTGGGGTTATTACCGATGAGTCAAGACAGATATTGGATAGTAGGGTCAAGTATCCGGATAATATGGATAATACTATAATTATATGCTCAACTAATAAAGAAGCTTATGAGATAAATAAGACTAATCTTGATAAGATCAATAATAAGGTATTTAAGTTCGATGCTACTATATTCGGGGAGAAGCCTGTAGCGCCTTGCGAGGATGAGCTTATAGTAAAGGTAGGAGCTAAGGTCATAATAACCAGAAACGGCAATGGGTATGTCAATGGCTCGATGGGTATCATAACCAGCATAGATACTGTTGATGAGACGATATATGTCCATCTAGATAACGATACTGAGGTGGAGATAACCAAAGAGAAGTGGGAGAAGATGAAGTACAAGCAGGTAGATGATTCCCTTGAAGGCATTTCTTGCGGCTATATAATACAATATCCATTGAGGTTAGGATACGCCATAACTGTCCATAAATCCCAGGGAATGACTTTAGATAATATATTCGTAGATGTCAGCAGAGCCTTCGAGATAGGCCAGATATATACCGCTCTATCAAGATGTAGGTCAATAGACGGTCTTTATCTAAAATCAGTTCCTAAGGAAGATATGGTACTGCTAAGCGATAAGATATCTGACTTTATGGAGAGGGTAGATAAGAATGAGGGTGTTTTGAATCCGGAAAAGATATCTGATATCGGGAAGGATATGATCAAGAAACAACAGGATTTGTTTAATTTCGAGGAATACGGATTATAATGGCTAAGAAAGAACTTTTTTCAGACGTAGATGAGTTAGTATCATCTTTAAATAAAGAGCTTGGAGAAGGCTCGATAATGAGCTTCGGTGACGATAAGCCTATAATATCCATACCAAGGGAAAGTACCGGATCGCTGGTGGTGGATAAGGCCCTCGGTGGTGGATGGGCGGTAGGACGGATCCATGAGCTGGTCGGGATGGAATCTTGTGGCAAGACTATGATGTGTACGTTAAGTATGATCGAGTTCCAGAAAAAACATCCAGATAAGTTGGTAGCTATAATAGACGTGGAGAACGCTTTCGATATTGAGTACGCTAGGAAAATGGGATTGGATATAAATCGATTTTTGATCTCCCAGCCAAGCTACGGGGAGCTGGCTATTGACATTACAGCCAAGCTGGTGGAGTCCGGCAGGGTAGGATTTATTGTCGTAGATTCTGTAGCCAATCTGGTACCGAAGAAGGAGATAGAGGGCGATATGGAAGACAGCAACATGGGATTGCAGGCTCGTTTGATGTCCAAAGCCATGAGGGTTCTTACAGGAATCGTAAACAAAAGCGACTGTGTTCTGGTATTCATCAATCAGTATCGGGAGAAGATCGGTGTTATATACGGCGATCCTAAGGTAACGACCGGAGGTAACGCCCTTAAGTTCTATGCCTCTATCCGTATGGAGATGGCGAGAAAGAAGGTTATATTAGGTGAGGACGGATCTTCAGTAGGTCATGAGGTCAGGATAAAGGTGCTGAAGAATAAGACCGCCGTACCGTTCCAGATAGCCGAGACAGCCTTATATTATGGAGTTGGGTTTGACAAGGAACTTGAACTTTTGAAGTTATGCGAGGAAACCGGTATCTTTAACCGTAAAGGATCATGGTACTGGTACGGGGATGTCCGGGTAGGAAATGGGGTGGATAATACGTTAAGTATCATGAGAGATAATCAAGAATTGTGTCAAGAGTTAAGAACTAAATTGAATTTGTAACCATGGCAATAGGAGTAAAATTTGTAGACGTAATACCATCCAGCGTAGAGAACGCTGTCGAGGTTAAGAAGGGGGATGTAAAGAACTATCTGTTCGTAGGTATTCCCATGAGTGAATTTATCGGGAAGAGATATGAGTATGAGGGATTCATATACATGTGCCTACAGGGTGTCACCGGTGGTACGGAACTTGGCGGAGATATAGCCATAGCCGTATTAAGACCGGTTCGACCAGCGACAGGACAGGCTTCTTATCATTTGGTATCGTATACGCCTCTCACATATACGAGATCTGATGTAGCGATATTACTTAGAAATGGCGATTTTAAGGTTGTTAAACGAGACGATTGTAATCTTATCTAATATGGGAACATATATCTCAATAAAATCAACGGTAAACGCATTCAGGTACGGTATTGATCCTGTACCTGAATGGTTCGATAAGATATCTAACAAGACTGATGAGGTTGATGTTATGGTTGAAGGGAATAAGGTAAAGGCATTGGATATAAGGCTAGAAAATGGTATTCTACGGGCTTTTTACGGTTATTATATAGGTATGTACCCAGATAAATCGATACAGGTGTTTAGACCGGAGGATTTTCATTCATTATATACGATTAAAATATGAAAATATACACTGGACTGATAAAAGATCTAGGATGTAGATGTTTTTATTACAATAGCGGTATGAATATACCTATTGGGTTCGTATGCGCTGAGATACCTGATATTAGTTCTATATTATCATCAAAGAATGGATTATCTCATTTTTATGAACATATGATAATAAAATGCAATGATGATATTAGTGATAAGTTATTCTTTGATTTTAATGGATATACAGATCCTAGATCATTAGTATTTAAAGGATTTACATTGCCTGATGTTGATACCAAGAAGTGTATTGATTTTTCTTATAATTTTATCGTATATCCAGACATAAGTGAAGATCTTATAGAAAGTGAGAGGAATGTTATATTGACTGAAATTGATAATGATGAATCATGTATTAATATAGATAGACTTATAAAACTATCTGGAATAGATAAACGTTGTTTTATAAACACATTAGGTACTAAAAGGTATGTCAGCAAAATAACAAGGGATGATCTTTATATGTGCCGAGATACGATATTGAATAAGTCAGAAATGGTATTTCATTTATATGGATGTGATGATTTTATGAATAAATATGTATCAGATATAACGGAATTATCAAATGAAGTTGATATTAATACATACTATCGTAATAGTCTTAAATATTTCCATGTTCATGGTCCTAAATATGGTGTTTATAAATATACTAAAAATCCCAAACAGTTATATGTATCATTTGTATTAGATAATTATGATTTTAATAAATTGTGCGTGTTGCTTATCATATTATCTATGATGTGTGATAATTATAATTTCTCTATGTTTAATTATCTTAGATCTAACGGATTATGTTATTCAGTAAATAGGAGATATATAGAATGCACGAATAGAATAGTAGCCAACTTGATAATTGACGTAAGCCCAGATAAATGTGAGATCACAAAAGATTATGTGGTTGATTATATTAATAACTTTAAGCTTATAGCAAATAATGACAACATAGAATATGCTATAAGAATGATTAAATTAAATGATAGATTGAATATAATGAATATTGAGGATTACCACGATGCCTATATATCTTTTGTAAGATCAAGACTTAATGGGGTAATGGATTTATATAAATCATATGACAATATATCTGTGGATGATGTTATGGATATGATTAAAGATATTACCGAGAATAGATTAATAATTCAATACTGCTATTTATGAATATAGCGATAGGAATAGATCCGGGTATAGATACCGGAGGATTGGCGATGATCCCTGAGAATGGCGAGGTTAAGGTAATCATGACTCCAAGGATATCGGCTAAGGGGGATATAGATCTTAGGGCTATATCAAGCTTCTTCCTCGATGCCGCAGATAAAATCCAAGAAGGAGGTGGGGGGACGCTGGCGATCGCCGTCGAGGACGTCCATAGCATCCACAACAGCTCGGCAGCCAGCAACTTCACCTTTGGCGGGAGACGCCGGGAACCGAACGCGCTCTTCGCTATGATGGTGGAGATGATGGAACGATACCACTCGCATCCGGACGTCAGGTTCATGTTCGAGGAAGTACAACCAAAGACCTGGCAGAAGGAGCTTCATACGACAGCCGATCGGGTGTATTCGGCGGCTAAGTTAGACACGAAGGCTACATCTATCCGATGCGCTATCCGCCTTTTCCCTTTGGTGTCTTTCGTAAAACCATGGTCAGGTAAAGGAGTTCAACCTACCAAGATACAAGATGGGATGTGTGACGCTACGCTTATAGCCGAATATATTAGACGTAAGTTTAAGTTATTTTAATACTATTAAGCGTTTATTGTATTTGAGTTAATATAATTATGATTACATTTGCGATGTAATAAAAAGTAGTTCGTTATGCTTATAAGATGCTTGTCGAAATCATTAAATGAGAAGTTGAGTAAATTGGAGCTGGTTGTTGAAAATGCCGGATCTAATTCACTTTATAAGAATATTAAGATAGATATTGTCAATAATCTGGCTTATATCACTTCCGTAAACGCAAAGGTATGTGTTATAGAGCGATTGGAGGTTGAGGCTGACTCTAACTTCTCCTTCTTGGTCGAGGCAAGCTCTTTTATCAGGTTTATAAAAAAGCAGAAAAATGGTGAGATTAAGATCGCTCTTTCCGATAAGAAGGACAGTATTACCATATACTACGCCTCTGGTGAGTATAGTTGTCCGGCGTTTGACGTAAATACCTTCCCTATGGTATATAATATTCCTGAAGGAGGTATTAATGTTAAGATGAATGATTATGTATCGATACTTAACAAGGCCAGTAACTATACGGAGATCAACGAGCTTTATCCTTGCATAGAAAATGTGGTCATTGATATTGATGAGATTAATATTAATATAGTAAGTACTGACAGGAATACTATTTACAGGTATTTTGTTCCTAATCAGGATAAGGTAGAGAAGGTATTCATCCCGGTATCAAACGCCTCCTCTATATTACTTGATAAACATATAGATAAGTCATTAGATACGTTGTCTATCAAAGTAGATGATACTAGGACTTACTTCTCTACCCCTGATATGGATATGTATGAGATTCACTTTGACGGTAATTATCCTAACTGGAGGTTCGTGGACGAGCATTTTGTCAAAACAAGTACCTATGTCTTTGATAAGGATCTACTCGTCCATGCCCTCCAGAATAATATCAAAATAAATGAATTTGATCATTGTAAATTGATATTTACGGAAAAAGGATGCGGTATTATGTCAGAGAACCCTATGTCTGGAAGATCTTGTAAGGAACGGCTTACGGCTTTATCGCATAACGGTAATGATATTATATGCGATGTGCTATGTGGTAGGTATCTTGGTATCGTGAAAAGCATATCATGTAATAGGATCGTTATCGAGCATGACCATAAATCTCATTTCAACAAGATTTATGGGGAGGATAATAAGAACGAGTATTTCTTATCATCATCAATTATTGTTTAACGTTTAAATATATATAATATGGGAGTTCGTGAAAATTCATTATCGTTTAATACACAATACTTTAATATAAGTGGAGGTGGTGTATTATATCAATCGTCAAGAGATCCTAAGGAAGGTTTCGAGGAGCATATAAATGATAAGACAGGAGCCGTATCATACTGGAGGGTTTTCTGGAATGGTATAGAAGGATATCTTTCCGATATTTTTGTATTAGAGCAGGAGATGAATGGCGCTAAGACAAATTTCTTATTTATAAAAATAAGCGACGAGGAAGGTAATTATGTTATAAAAGTTCCGTTGATGACCTCAAGAGGCGGGATTAACAGCTATGTCAAGTCTCTTGTAAGATACTTGCCTAATATCGACCTGAAACGGAAGATTGTTATCAATCCTGCGCATACTAAAAAGGGAGAACAATATGCTCCCGGTAATTTCTTTATCTCATACGCTAGGGATATTATAAGAATGGTCAGAATGGATGGCCTGACAGGGTTGAGAGCACGGATATTATGGGTAACAAGAAGTTTGATTATACCGCCCAAGACGCTTTCGCCTATCAGGTACTTAATAAGTATATTCAAAGCATTAAAACAGATGGTGTGAAACCTGCTCAGTCGGCAAGCCAAAACAATGATGGTGAGACTACAACGCAAACGCCCCCGCCTTCATATCAGGAGCAGGCGCAGCGGCAGACGCCTCCACCTCCATCATCCCAGCAGACTCCTCCTCAGACAGCCCAAGCGCCTTCTTTTGGAGGTCAGCAACAACCTCCTCAATATCCTCCTTTTGGAGATGACAATGATCTTCCTTTCTGATTAACTAATTGAAAATGAATAATTTAATGGAAAGTAATTTTAATATATCTACTAAAGTGAACCGTGTCTCGATGCCTACCCAAAATAAGGTAGATACGGTTATGAAGAACTTAGGGCATCGACCTTGTGTAGCGTATTCCGAGGAAAAGAATATGTATTATAAGGACGGAGAATGGGTAGCGTCAGATCTTGACGCTACTATCTTACCTCTTAGGGAGATGTTCGAAAAGACATCTGATTTGAAGTTAGGATTGAAGATCGTTTATTTAATAATAAAATTATAGTATGGCTACGATTGAAGATATCAAAAAACTTCTGGAGAGTAAGTCATTTACATCAGCTAGAGACCTTGATGAGCTTGAGGAGAAGCCGGATGATAAACAAAACGAGGTTAGATTGAATTGCGAACCTATGGTAGGGATGGTGGAGAAAGAGGGAAAGATCTTCCTTAACTCCGTAAGATTCTCGAAAGCATGGAACTCGTTGGGTAAGGATATTCCTATTAAGCAGGGCAATGCCTTCCCATTAGGACAGGGTGATGTCCTTGATATAGACACAGGGGTATGGGCATCGTTCCCGGATAATACCATAGGGGTGTTGATGATGCTGCCGTCGTTTACCGGCGATACGGGACTTACTTTGGTAGGATCACCGTTCGTCTCGTCTAATAACGGGAATATCATGATCAGGGTCACTAATGTCCGTAAGGATATGGTTATAGTCGAGAAAGATAAACATATAGCTGAGTTAATTATAGTCGGTAAGATAAATGCCGATATTCGTAGAACTTATAAAAGTAATGAGGATGTTCGGATTGAAGATAGTAAAGAGTAGTTATATAAATACTCTAAAACAGGATCTTGATGAAGCTATTAGTTATTCAAGTAGATTAAAAAGAAATTATGAGGATGCTCGTAGTAAGATAACGGAATTGGAGGAAAAAGAAAGATATCTTAATACGCTTGTGGATTCTCTTGATAAGGATATAGAATCCAAGGATTCTCATATCGTTAAGATGGGGAATGAGCTTAGTAAATCAAGAGATCTATATAATGAGTCGGTAAAAGAGAAAGAGGCTCTTAAACGGGCTTATATGGATATCGAGAAGAAACATAAACTATCATCCAAATTACTAAGCGAAGCCAGAAGAAGATACATTGAACTTGAGGATCAGATCAAGATCATGTCCGATCGTATCAAGTATCTGGAGAATCATGTCGATCCAGAGGCTTTAGATAACGATGTTTCTTATGAGGTTGTTGTTGATGAGGATAAGATGGATCCTAATTCAGGTCATATTGATATACCTGAAAATAATATCTCTGAGGTTACTAGTGTCGATGCTGGCAATGACGTAAATGTCGAGAATAAAACTGAAGAGAAGAAGAAATCTAAGAAACGTAAAAAGACTAAGAAAAATGAATAAGGTCTTGTTTTTCTTGTTAACGTTATTTACCTTAGCGGCTGTCGGATGCAGTACGTCAAGAACCTACTATACGGAGTACGATACTACTGATATATCTTATGTAGTGGATTCCATAGTGTCTTCCGGGACCGTGATGGGCCAATGGAAAGAGTGGCGGTTTACGCTGGACGACGGCCGGGTCGATAACTTTGGCTTTACCGCCCTGTACGACGCCAAGGGAAAGGCTAGGGGTTCGATACAGGTAAGGCAAAGATCCGATACGTTTAATATCAAGATAATCGATTATCATAAAAAGGATAAAAAATGAGTTACGGACTAGGTTACATACCATCACCAGCGGATGATAGGGACGCTATCATGAACATGCAGCACGAGGCTGTTCCTGATGAGTATAAGGTCAATAACATTGATAGCGTAGTGGATCAAGGATCTTCTCCTATTTGCGCTGCGGTAAGCTTAGCTGAGATACTTAACTGGAGAAAAAGTATAAGGGTTATTAAAAGACCGGCTAAGATCTCTCCTTACGATATATATGATCTGAGAGAGGATAAGGATCAGGACGGGATGGTTCTTCGTGACGCTATCAAGTCTATCAAAAACGTAGGCGTAGATGGGGAGAAAATAAACAGTTACGCTAGGATCATAGATCCGGTATCGGCTAAGGTAGCGTTGATGCTGAATGGGCCTCTGGTTGTAGGTCTGTATTGCTATAATTATGGTAATCGATTCTGGCAAGGTCAAGGACAGAACTTGGGAGGTCATGCCGTTATCCTCACCGGATGGGATAAGGCCGGCTTCGTCCTACAGAACAGTTGGGGGACGGGATGGGGGAGGTCTGGTGTAGAGACATTCCCGTTCGAGGATTGGTGCTATATGCTAGAATGTTGGACAATAGTTTCATGATATTACTATATAATTTTCGAGAAATTCCGTTCCACATCCTCTTGTGAAAGCCGATGTGGTATATTTAGGACCCGTAGATCAATTGGTTAGATCATCTGGCTCATAACCAGCAGGTTGTAGGTTCAAGTCCGGCCGGGTCCACAGTTGGATTAATATAATTTGTCATTAGATTTAGAGTTTAGATTTTGTTTGATACCCTTGTCCGTGAGGATCAGGGTATACGCCCCAATAGCTCAAGAGGAAAGTAGCACATCTCCCCTAAAGATGGGATCCACGTTCGAGTCGTGGTTGGGGTACATGGTGTTTTCTTAAACATATTCCTGTAGGTCGGTAATTAATAACCTCAAATAATATATAAGGTGTTGAAATTCATTTAATATTTTATATATATCTATATAGGATCAGGTTATTAGCTTAAGTCTTGAAATAAAGACTACGTTATTGGAGAATATATAGTTACCTACGGATGTTTATCCAAGTCCGTAGCTCTAAGGTAGGTGATTAAACAGGGATTGTATTTGGGTTCCAGTGTTGCCTATATAAAACCTTCAATAACATTGGCGATGGGTACTAACAGGGTTTTGCCCTGACTTATGTTGAATAAACATTGAATTAGTTTGTAAAATGGTGTATGTACAGGACATAGATGGAAAACCGATGATGCCTACGACAAGGCATGGAAAGGTTAGGCGATTGCTAAAAGACAACAAAGCGGTCGTTGTGAACACATGTCCTTTTACCATCAAATTAACGTACAAGACATCCGATTACAAACAAGAGATTGTGTTAGGCGTCGACTCGGGAACCAAGCATGTTGGTTTGTCAGCTACGACGAAAAGCAAGGAGCTTTACGCAAGTGAGGTTATTCTAAGGAGTGATGTTGTTGATCTTCTATCAACAAGAAGGGGATTAAGGAGGACTAGAAGAAGCAGGCTTAGGTATAGAAAGCAAAGATTCAATAATAGGGTAAAATCCAAGAAGGATGGATGGATTGCTCCATCTGTCCGCCATAAGATTGATTCTCATATTAGAATTATCAGTTTTGTATATTCTATACTACCTGTCTCAAAATTGATTGTTGAGGTAGCCCAATTTGATACTCAAAAGATCAAGAATCCAGAGATATCAGGTAAAGAGTATCAGGAAGGTGAGCAATTAGGATTTTGGAATGTTAGGGAGTATGTCTTAGCAAGAGACGGGCATAAATGCCAGCATTGTAAGGGTAAGTCAAAAGATCCTATCCTTAATATCCATCATATTGAGTCAAGGAAGATAGGAGGAGATTCACCATCCAATTTAATTACTCTTTGTGAGACTTGTCATAAGGAATTTCATAAAGGAAATATCAAATTGAAAGTAAGCAGAGGCAAGTCACTTCGTGACGCAGCCGTCATGGGAATCATGAAATGGAAGTTGTACGAGGAGTTAAAATCCAGATACGATAACGTTTCGATGACGTTCGGATACATAACAAAATATAATCGTATAAACCATGGAATTGAAAAATCCCATGTATCCGACGCTTTTGTGATTTCAAGGAATTTTAATTCATGTAGGCTTGGATATTATTACAAACGTAAATTAGTTCGTCGCCATAACCGTCAGATTCATAAGATGAAAATATTGAAAGGAGGAATTAGAAAGCGAAACCAGGCTCCTTTTAAAGTTTTTGGATTTAAGTTATTTGATAAAGTGATGTTTCAAGGAGAAGAGCATTTTATTTACGCAAGAAGGCTTTCTGGGCAATTTAATATTCGGGATATTAATGGAGAGAATAAGAAAGATGTATCTTGCAAGAAATTAAAATATGTCAGCCATGGCTTGGTATCTGTTAAAACGAATTTATTTTTATCACAATGAATATTGTATTTAATAAATCGCTCATATATGAATGAGCGATAATAAATGTATAAAATATATTTATACAAAATTTAATAATTTAATCATATGGATATAAATCAAATAAAAAAGTATCTACCAGCAGGATGGGATGTGGTTGATCTAATAGATCACGGTATAATCGATCTTGATATTATGAACGGGAAGATGATGGGGGAATATGTGGCTGTGTTGATGATAAAGTCTTATGATAAGACCAATGGTCATATCTTAACCACTTTCTCGTTCCATGATAAGGATATAGAGAAGTTGAGGATGTTTATAGGTAACGCTATAATGGCGGTAGGATATAGGAATAATCCTCTTACTGGAGATGGGAACACGGCGATCAAATAAAGGTGCTGAATATACTGAGAGAGGGATATTGGATATCCTTAACAGACAGTTCTTGGTGTCTCCTAGATGGATTATAAACAACTTATATGTCTATAACTGGGAGTCTGATTATCTGGCTATAACCAGATCTATGTACGCTTATGAGGTTGAGGTTAAGATCTCGCTTGCTGACTACAACAAGGATTTCGAGAAACAGGAAAAGCACCAAGTAATGCAAGGCTGGTTCGAGGTCCGGAAGCAAGCCCTATACGAGACCGGGGACTGGGTCAGGTACGGCCGGCCCAACTACTTCTACTACTGCGTACCGGATGGGTTGGTTGATCCTAAGGACATACCTCCGTACGCCGGGCTTGCTTATGTTTGTGGCAGGAATATAAGGAAGATCAAGGCGGCTCCTATCCTGCATAAGGATAGATTCGAACCTGAGGCGTATAAGATGGCCGATAAGTTCTACTACAATTGGTGGAACGAGAGACGTAAGGCCAGACAGATAGAAGGGAAGGATATGAAAGACGAGTTCAGGAAAAGCATGAAAAAGGTGAAGGAGAAGATAACCGTCGATGCCAAGATCAAGGCGATGGAGGCGTTCTGGAGCGTCTGCGATTATGCCTACTGGCCGTACGGGGGAAGAGGGGTGCCCGGAATGAGACCCAACTGTTCCGCTTGTGGAGAGGAATGTAAATTACAATGCCCGAAGGGGAAAGAATTTAAAAATAAGATAAAATGAGCAAGATTAAAGATTTATTAGCAAGAGTCATTTCGTTAGCCTCAGAGCAACCTATGAGCTATAAAGAGGCAGTTGAGTTACTTGATGGTATAGATACGTGTAAGGTCAAGATATGGCTGGAAGAAGGAGCGATATTGCCTAAGTACGCCCATAAGGAGGACGCTTGTATGGACCTGTTCGTTAAGGACATAGAATATGATAACGGTAGAACCATCTATCATACAGGGGTGCATGTGGCATTGCCTGAGGATTACGAAATGGAGATTCGTCCACGTAGCAGCATCACCAAGACCACGGAGATCATCCAAAATTCCCCGGGTACGGTGGACGAAGGATACAGGGGCGAGATCATGGTGGTGCGCAGGTGTGTAGATGGTCATGGCAATCCGACTTGTTCTGTAGGCGATAAGATAGCGCAGATCCTTATCAGGAGAAGAGAACGTATCGTTTGGAATGAAGTAGAGTCATTAGAAGATCTTGGGACGGCTGATAGAGGAGTAAATGGATTTGGAAGTACCGGTAAATAATAAATGATATGGAAAATAAAAATACATCAACCACTACTAATGATGGATTGAAAGAAATTAATAAACAAACAAATCCTGTTATGTATGGATGGAAATGTCCAGTATGTGGCAGGGTGTATTCACCTTTCACGTCCATGTGCGCTTATTGCGGCAATAATAATAACATGAATCATATTACATGTAAGGTTACTGGATAATTGATATGAGCGGAAGAGTCAAGATAAAATCCAAGAATAAGGATAAGAAACCTAAGATCGATGTATTTAAGGTAATAGAGAACCGGTTCAAGAATATGAACGAGCTTCGGGATCTGATCGACATGGATCCAAGGAAAGGACTGGTCAGGATCCGGGACGGGGCCGGCTTCAGGGAGGTGGAACGGGGCGGGTGCCTGCACCAGAACTACCTTAACCTGTTGGAGGAGGAGCTGGGGGCTAAACTATCAATAGATCTGATTGATAAGTATGTTAAAAGAAAATAGCACATCACCTACCCTAGTAATTACCTAGGGTAGGTTCGTTTTGTATACCGAAGTATCTACCACGATCTGGCTATCCATATCCTCAATCAACTCAATGATCTCATCTCTTATATCGTAAGAAAGCAAGATCGGGATTATGGTTAGCATAAAAGATAGTATGATTAAATAATTACAAAATCGATAGTAATTCATTGTAAAATCATAGAATTATTTGTATATTTGATATATTAAATGAATTGATAATGAGTCTAATAAAGCGTTCATATAAATATCGTATGTATCCGAACAAAACACAAGAAGAACTTCTTGCAAAAACATTCGGATGTGTTCGTGTTATATGGAACGCTTGTGTTGACTCATTTAACTCATACGATAAAGAAACAAACCCTAATCCGAAATTCCCGACAAAGTCGGATCTTGTTATTGAAAAACCTTGGTTAAATGAAGTATCGGCAGCTACCTTACAGCAGAAGCAACGGGACTTTATCGAGTTCTCCAGACAGTACTTCAATAATAACAGGAAAGAGAAATTCGGTAGACCGAATTATAAAAATAAACACGACAATCAGTCGTTTAGATTGCCATTTCCGAAGTTTAAAATCGCTGACAATAAGATCCGGATCGAAAAGATCGGATGGGTTAAGATTGTTATTGATCGTGGAGTTCCATACAACGCTCGTTTTATCTCCTGTACCGTTTCAAAGAACCGTGCTGGTCAATACTTCGTATCAGTTCTTGTAGAAACAGAACAGTGCTACAAACAGAAAACCGGTAAAACAGTCGGAGTTGATCTTGGGGTAAAAACATTGGCTACATTGTCTGACGGAATATCTGTTGAAAATCCTCATTTTCTTCGCGATAACCAAGCGAAGTTAAAAAGGATGCAACGGCATTTATCAAGAAAGAAATTAGGAAGTAATCGAAGAAACAAATGCAGGCTAAAAGTATCAAGACTTCATTGTGATATAGCCAACAAGCGTTCATGGTACATGCATAATTTGACCACGATGTTGGTAAATAATTACGATGTTATCTGCATTGAAGATCTAAATGTTTCCGGTATGCTACAGAGCCACAAACTTGCCGGTTCTGTATCTGATGCTTCTTTCTCGATGTTCCGTAACCAGCTTGAATACAAGTGTAGGTGGTATGGTAAAGAACTGATTGTTATAGATCGTTTTTACCCATCATCAAAAACATGTTCAAGATGTGGTTGGAAGAATAAAGATCTGAAATTATCGGATCGAACATTTGTTTGTAAAGATTGTGGCTTGGAGATCGACAGGGATCTCAACGCCGCAATAAATATACAAGCCGTAGGAGTTGATGCGGCTATACGGACGCAGAGCAGCCGGGTTGCCGGTTGTGTTGAAGCGTCTAAAATGGAGTAGGATATCTTAGTTATTTCTATGATTTTCTATAAAATTTACAACTATGGTTTATTATCCTGCTGATATGACGGATACTTAATCACGTCCTGTCCTTTATCCTACCATATACGTAGTTCCTAGATACGACAGTGGCTAAATCACCTAGCTCATTAAGTATCTCATCATACATCTTATGTATCTCGTTGTTGCGGATAACCGTACTATCCCTTACATTTATCTTCTCGATATCGTCATCGCAGAAGAAGATCTTGATCTTATGTAGTATGTCTCTAAACATGATTGTAGTTTTGTTCCAAAGATATGAATTTTTGATATCCGGTCAAAGACAATACATGGAGAAGCCAAAAAGAACGGGAGGGGCGGTGGTAGGACGGGGGAGGCCCGGAAGGACGAGGTCTCCCTCCTTCCCTTGGGATTACACTATCCTTACCGTTACTCGATAGTTACCATGAAAACTTTTCCCATAGGCATAAGATTCACATCCCGAACAAAGATCAGTTACTATACAATTATCGTTTAATATATAATCACCATCCCAACTTACATAACTTTCATCTAAAACCTGAGTCTGTAATTCATGTCTGTAAGTGAAATTAATGATCTCCCCAGGATCTTCTATCACCGTTACAGGAACAAAATTAGTTATCCTATTCCCGTATATCACCTTATTAGCCAACTCGCAATGCATACCCGAATTATATTGATACGTAAGGGTTCCTTCTATAATACCTCCACTTATGCCCAAAATAACATTGTACTCATTTTTCGGATTTAGATATGATATCTGGCCACTTATGCTTATAGTTTTTATCTTCTTATCGCGATATATATCAAGATAATATCCGTTAAAACCAGATTGATATGGCTTCCCATCAATATATATATCTACAACGCCAAGACACATGTTCTTGTTTATATTAATACGGTAGTGGATATTACCGGGAGAAGAAGTCCTGCGCCTAAACATACCCCCTCCTTATCTGAGGGTTAAAATATCCCCCCCCCATGTATTCAACTTCTTTATTCATAATATGTTATGTTTTAATTATATCGCAAATATAATAAAATTAATGAGAAGGTCGTGAGGGGACGATGAATGGATTTGATGGGGATATAAGGGATATGTTGGGATGCGCATCACATGTAGAGGTATGCGGGATTGCGGGGATATGAGGGATATGCGGGACGGACCACCTCCCCGAAATCGGGCCGTGGGGTCTGCCGTTTTTTTGGACCGCCCCCCAATCCACGAAGGGCGGGAAAAAGGAACGGCAAACGCCAGCCAACCAAAAAGGAATGCTTATTTTCCATTTAAATTGTTGATTATCAATGATATAAATCAATATTTTAATATACATTTACATTTGATTAGTTTTATTATATATAATCGTTGAATTTTTATTGTAAAATATTTGTTTGGAAATAAAACATATATTATATTTGCAATGTGAGATAACAATATTAACAAACAAGGCGTGCTAGGTGCCTATATAAGTCCCTAGGGCAAGGGCGATTTAATATGAAAGCAAAAGATTTGAATCGAGTACAAAATGCAGTGAAAAAGTCGGAGTCTGAAACTTTGACGGGTGCGATAAAATCTTGGTGCAGATTGTTTAATAGCAAAAAAGATGTTATGGATATTATCAAAGAAAACAATATTGAAGTTTCAAAAGATGTTATCCCGTCTTTAGTCGCTTTGGCTAAAGATAAAGAATTGGTTATTACTATTTGTAAAGAAATTCTTGCAAATATAGATGGCGTATTTTGCCAATATATAGAAATAGAAAAGATTTACAATGATGAAAATGAATCAGCCAACAATAAAATAATGTTAGCTGAAAAACAAGCTCAGAAAATTCTTTTGGGCACAACACATAAAGCTTTTGGCTATTGTGCCCCTATTAAATACTCTGAGGATAAAAGCGGTTATTTCGTTATTTACAATAACGAAAGATATAAATCTACTCGAATGGCTACTAAAATAACGAATTTTTCGTTTTCATTGATAGCCAAATGTATCACCTATTATCTTACTCACGATAAAAATGTAAGATAATATTAAGATGTCCTTATATCTTTATATATAGGGGCATTATGGTGGCGATATCTGTACGTTCACGCCGTGCCACTGATTTAGACTAAACAGATAAGATATTTAACATATTGATACATAGATATGCGAATCGGTAGGGTATCGAGAGTTCGTATAAATAGGTTGCCGACTAATAGTGTGATCAGGCGTTCTCCTAGTTCAGGGGCGTGCCGTTATTCTTGGCTATGTATCAAGGCTGGTTAATACGTCCGGTCAACCGGATAGGCCATGTAAAAACATGGGGTATATTGGTGTATATACGCATGTATAGGGCGTATGTCCATGTGTAGCGAGAGCAGCACGCATGGAGTGCATTACGGGGTTATAACCGTACCAATATATCAATGCAATAACATATAGGGTTGCTTAAATACTTGTATGTTATATGTATTAATTAAAATAACAACCCTTACAAGGGTATTTTGTGCGGTTAAATTGACGGACAAAGTGCGCCTTGTCGGTACGTATCACGGGCAACGTATGTACGTATTTGGCTTCGTTCGTTCGGGGCAAAGGGACAAAACCAAAGGGAATCGGGCGGGTGTGGTGCGTCCGGCTGGCCGTTTTGATAACGGCGGCTTTGTGACTTCATAGCCATGCCGTATTCTTATTGGTGTAATTAAATTAATATATTATGTACAAAAAGAAATTCGATAATTTGAATAGGAAACTATCTATTCAAAAAGAAAAGGCTTTAGAGGCTGTAAGAAAGTCTCAAATGGAGTTTTATATTGAGCTTACCAAAGATCTATACAAGTCTAATAAATTAGATTGTAGTAGAGATTCTGATAAATGTAGGCGGAAACGTGTTAGTTATATGGCAAACAAATTACGACAATAGATCGTTTGTTTTTATTTGATTTTAAAGTTTGTGCCCTTCTGTACTGTAGTGATATAGGACGGAAGGGCTTTTTTTGTGTCTAATTTTACAAAATGACAGCATAATCATATGTTTTGCTTACACATAAAAGTGTTGAGGCGGTAAATTTTAAGCCTTAATTATAAATATGTAAGTAAAATACTTTATTATGTATCATTTTGTATATGTCTATATCCATACGGGCGGGTGAATTGTACCCTTATGCATGGATTTGCGCTTGAATCGATCCTAAAAGGTATATAATAGGCGGTACTTATTGTATATTTTTTATCTATATCTAGGCTTATCTTTCCTTAGAGGTAGCTCTAGGGATTGATATATATTATATTATTGATACCCAATTAATTATGTTATTTGTGTTCAATTTTAAAGTCACGGTTACTTATTGTATATTTTTATGGGAATATTGATATATTTTGTGCTTACCTTGTTTTGTTGGTATATGGCGTTTGAGTTGGGGCTGTATGTTATAGCTACGGGCGATGCTCTGCCTTTAATCATAGTTATTTTATTGGCTTTATTATCAATACATTGTATTAGGCAAGTATGTAAGGCAATCAAGAACAAAGACCTCGATATCCTAGACTGAATCAGCGTTCCACGTGGAACAAAGTAGCGGGAGGTCTTGGGTTTTCGTGGTGGTTTCGAGGGAGGTTTGGGGGTTGCGTGATGGGACACCAACAAACAAGAAAAAACACCAACAAACAAGAAAAAACCTTTCCAAACAAGGAAAAACCTTTCCAAACAAGAAAAACCTTTCCAAACAAGAAAAAACCTTTCCAAACAAGAAAAAACACCAACAAACAAGGGAAACACCAACAAACAAGGGAAACACCTTTCGAGCAAGGGAAACGCCTTTCAAACAAGAGAAATACATTTCAGGCAAGGAAACGCCTTTCAAGCAAGGGGTATCTTCCGATCAAATGTAAAAGTTTGCAAGTGGTAGGAGTTTCCGGTCAAGGCAAGGCGGTTGCGAGCGATGGCGGGTAGATATTGTTTATTGGTATGGGGGTGATGCGGAGGAAACCAAGGGAAACGGGAGGCGGCGATGGCGTGGGGTCGGCCCCGCTGGTCGTCCGTCTCCGTTCCCCCTTTGGCGTTAGTGTAATATTAAAAATCTGATAGTGATATGACAAAAGAAGAAGCAAGGAACGTATTTGGCGGTAGTATAGTAAATAATCTGCTGTCGCTAGGGGCTGAGCCTACCAACGTGGTAAGGCAAGACGGGTTGATAGAATGGAAAAGTGATGGATATATAGAGGTAGGAGGCGTACAGGTATGGGCTTACTATTACTTTGAGGATGGAGAGGATGTTGATAGATGTGATTGGGCGGATCATATGGAGATAGAGATAGAGGAATGTTGGATTTAAAATCGGTTGATATGAGATTCATGTATTTAATGGAGCTTAGTGGAAAGGATATATACGTAGGCGACAAGAAGTGCAAGAGAGTAAAAATATATGTAGGCAGGCCGTTGAGGGATACGCCTAAAACCTATAAACGAATAGGCGGATTTGTAGCAAAAGAACTATCCAACGCTTATAACAGCGGTTGTGTTTCCATCTATGAAGCAAAGGATAAAACGCTCAGATATTCGGTTTATCGAGACGGTTGTTTTTATCCTTATTACGGGAAATTAGAGGTGCCAGAATAATACCAAGGGGAACGGGCGGCGGTGTCACGGCGTGGTAGGCTGCGGGTGTCGGCTGCCGTTCTTTCCTTTGGCGTGGTAATATAAAATACTAAGGTGATTATATACCATTTTACACCAAAAAAATGAGAAATGATATGCATTTGTACGAAAATCCGTACTGGGTATCACCAATACCCTCTACCGGTTGCTTAAAAGTGAGATCGCCGGATTCTTTTACTAAACAAAACGTTTTTGATTTTACTTACCCAACGAATATTTTTTAGGGTAAAACCTTATATCAAAGACCTCTTTTGCTCAACCGTCTTGTCCGAAACAAGGGACTATGTGATTCGATTGGGTGAAACAAAATTAGAAAAGAAGAATATGAAATTAAATAACATCTGTATGTTTTATAACATATCTGGTGTAAAATAGTATATAATAACCAATACTAATAACATGGACGAGATTATAAAATTACAAGATGAGATACTGTCTTATCTTCGTAATAATATTACAAAGGACGAGGCGTATTATATCCTTACGACTGATAAGGATATGATAGAGGTTCTTATATCAGATAAGAAGGACGGAAGCAAACGTATCAAGATCCTTGATATGGAATATACTATCGAGAAGGATGATATGTTATTGCTATTCGATACTGATGGGGTAATAGACGAATGTCTTTTGGTTGCCAGCTATATAGGGGTAAATATGTATTTTCGCAGGCAAGATGTCAACGCTATTTTGTATAACATCAATAGAGAGAAAGTTATGAAATATCCTTACATAGCTATTCAGTTAGATAATATACAGACTATAGAAAAGCGTAGGGTTGTTTTTGAGATCACCGGGCATAGGATGGATGATAACAAAGAGAGAATAGATTTTATGTTTATTTATTTTATGGCAAGATTATGCGTATAAGAAGAACTGTAAAGGAAAGGGATATTATGAAGGTATGGGTATTCGGGTGCGATCGGAAACTTATAAAATCGGCGGCGGATTCCGGGTTCAGAAACATGTCGGAGGTATTATCTTACGCTAATTGTATGGCAGGAGATAAGCCTGTAGATCATATTAGGGTCTCGAATGAGAATCGTGGCTGGTGTGGATCGTATACTATATATGGTAGGGAGATAGATTAGTTTGATCGTGAACAACAAAGGAGGTGCGTATGAATAATGTTATAACAAACGCCAATGGCGTGAAGGTAAAAGTAAGGGTGTATGATATTGGCGATGGGGAGATAGATAGATACACGATAATATGTGTAAGTGATAAGGGTAAAGATAGTAGTGGGTTGGTATATTATCCTGTGTTTGCATGCAGCGAAAATCCATTTCATCCACAAGGAATAGGAATATATGTTGGTGATTATTATCCATATAGGAGACATTCATACGATTTCGGTAAAAGAGTTAAGGATCTAGCATCCTTACCAGAAGAGGTGATTAAGTACATAAAAATAATAACGACATGAACGAAATAGTTTACAACAATTACGATTTAGTGGCTTTTGAACAAGATGGAGAAGTGGTAGTGGCCGTAACATTTTACAGATATTACAAGAAGAAAGCTAAGGGCGAGGTTAATTATAGATGGAGAACCAGATGCCCGGAGTTGGTGGATAAGATTGTAAGACACCGTACCAAGGTGTTTACCGGCCAGCTTATTCAGTTAGCGAAGGCGTATGGGGAGAAAAGGGTCATTAAATATCAAAAACAGGAGGAAGAGGTATGTCAAAATACGACAGGGACGCTATAGAAATATATATACTAGATCATATAGATACTGATAATTACAAAAAGCAGTTTAGATATGACAGGGAGTATCTGGCTTTTATGCTTAACGTGTTTAAGGATGAGTATAAAGAACATATCAAAAGGGATGGGATTAAGAAAGCTTTCGAGGACTACATAATGAGCGTTCCGTCTATATTCAGGATTCATATAGCGGATTGCGATATCAGGTATTTATTACGTTCATGGGAAGTGGAGTTCGATGATGATGATGATGAGATATACATCTTGTATAAAAAGATCATAAGGGAGGTCTTCTTTAAGATGTGTAATGATATGAACATTAGATTTTAGTTTGTTAATATTGTGACCATGACCTTGGCGGGGTGGAAGGATATATCATAATCGTACGTGTGCGGATATGATCCGGGGTCAGTTCCCGGCACCTTGGCATAACTTAAATGTAAGTAGTATGGAAGATAATATTTTAAAAAGAGCGGCAGCGGAATTAAAAGAAGCCGGTTGCAGGGTTTTCGCATGGCAGGATGATACTTATAATAGAGGTTGGAGTAAGGGTGATTATATAATGTTGTATTACGCCTTCCCTGATTCACCCAACATCGGGTATCTGAGTCATGGAGAATATGGAATGAGTGTAGCATATAGTAGAGCCTATATACCGAGCCGTGGAAGTGGATCGGGATGTGGTATCAAGGAGGAAGCTACGTTCGACCTTGCGACGGCACTGGACGTGCTAAACGAGCCATTACCTAGGTGGTGCAAGTCTTATGGGGTTTATCCAGAACAATATAAGGATATTGGTAGATGGTACAATAGCGATAATTATAACAAAAAAATATTTAAGGAAATTTGATATGGAAGTAAAAGATTGGGAAAATTTGGTTTTGAATACAGAAGTAGGATCACATTGTTTTGTTACGCTGATTGATGATAAGGACATCAGTAGAGGTTATGCGCAAATCAGACGTGCGGAGCATTTCGGGTATAACATCTGTTTTACAAGGTTATACGGGAATAAGTTTTATTTTGAGAAGATAGAGGAAGGTCGTACGCAACAATATATCAATAGGAGGAAATAAAATGGTAATAGAGTTTGATTTCGAGATATACAAAAACGGAGATTACGATAAGGTATATCTACGTAACGGAAAAGAGGCAAGAGTATTATGTGATAATGGAAAGGGTAATAGTCCTATGGTCGTGATGATTGAGGATGATAAAGCGGATGATTATATTATTCTTCGTTATAACGAAACTGGCAGGAGGAATATCAATGGTCAATCGGGTCTCGATCTTATGTTATCGGTAAAAGAACGGGAACCAGAATTATGGGTTGTTGTCATATCTTATATGGATAATAAGGATAAGAGACAAAAGATGGTCTTACCTAATTTTTTCTCAAGGAATATAAGAGGAAATGTATATCTTCAAGGAAGCTCTAAATCAAGTGTATCATATTATGTTGATAAGCTAGAAGAAGATGGGTGCTTCGATGAGCTATGCGAGAAGATAAGGGTAAAGAGAGATCGCATTTATAACATGGAAATAATATCACTATCAGATGACGAGACGGCA